AACACTTAACGGACATAGCTATGATGTTAAGCTACTCAACCAATGTTTCGGACTGTTCATTGGGTGAATTACCCCCAAAAACATAAAATGAAAATTTGACAAAATCCAAAATCTGTGATACGCACGCATATGTGGATATTTAAAGGAAATGTTTTTTATGTTTTCAAAATTTGACATTTTTTAAAATTTGATATATAATATAATAGGGAGATGATTGATATGAATAGAAAATGTAAAGAAAAAGACATTAAGAAAAGGTGTTTAATAGGAAAATCTGCTCCTACAAAAAGTAAAGTAGATTTTAATAAGGCTAAGTCTCTATATGAAAAAATTATTCATACTAGAGAATATTATATAGAAGTTTCCACTGTTAAAGAGTTTTATGATGAACAAACTCTTAAAAGCACTAGACAAAGAAAAGAAAAGGACGGTTTAGGTAATTTTGTATATGGTAGGAATTTTATATACTCTAAGGAAGAGCATGAATATGTAGAGAAGAATATATATATGAGAAAATACCTTAAACTAAAAGTCTATTGTGGTTGTGATTATATTCCTTTGCTAGATATAGAAGATGGTTTATATAAACTAACTATCGCTGATATAGAAAATATCTTAGGTAATAATAATTGTGTAAGGTTACTAAAAGATAGGGTATGGAAAGAAGCAATAAATGAGTGTACTACTAAAGAAGAGCCTTATAAGGATATAGAACAAACAGCTTGGAACGAATCTCGTTTATTTAGTAAATGTGATATTAAAAGGAATAGAAGTAAAAGAAACGCAGACTTAAAGAAAGCAAGAAGTTTAGAGGAAGATGATGTAGATAGGGTAGACTCCAGTAAATGGGGTTATACAGATAGAAATTGGAGATGGTGACTCCAATGAAGATTATAAGAAACAAAGATAATGATAAACTTATAAGGAGAAGAAGTCAACTCAGAATAGATTTAAAAAGAGCAAAAAGTTTAAAGGATGAAGATATAGATAGAGTAAAGAAAGGAAAGTTATCTTACTGGAATCAGATAACATGGTGGAATGATGATTGAATTATACGGAAAGTATGCTAATGCAAAGATATATACAGACAATTGTGAACAAGAGGCTCAGAGTCAGATTATAAATCTACTTAATCAGCCTTTCGCTAAGGATAGTAATCCTCGTTTTATGCCTGATGTTCATGCAGGTAAGGGATGTACAGTAGGAACCACTATGCGTATTACAGATAGAGTTTGCCCTAACTTGGTAGGTGTAGATATAGGCTGTGGAGTATTAGTTACTAAGTTTGAGGCAGATGAATTAGACCTAAAGAAGTTAGATGAAATGCTACAGGGAAATCAGATAGTCCCATCTGGCTTTAGTAGAAGAAATAAGCCTCATGCTTATACTAAGTTGGTGGATATAAAGAAGCTGAGATGTTTTCCTTATATCGACTATAAGGGAGCTATGTTATCTTTAGGCTCATTGGGTGGTGGAAATCACTTTATTGAGATTAATAAGGATAGCGAAGATGGTCTTTATTTAGTAGTTCACTCAGGTTCAAGACACTTGGGTTTAGAGGTATGCAAGCATTATCAGTCAATCGCAGAAAAGAATGAGATGATTATAGATATTAAAGCTATCGTTGATGAATTAAAGGCTCAGGGTAGACATAGTGAGATAGAGACGACAATCAAGAAGATTAAGGCAGAGAATCCTATAATACCTAGAGACCTTAGATGTGTTGCAGGTCAAGACCTTGAAGACTATTTACACGATATGAAGATAGTGACTCAGTATGCAGAGCTTTCAAGACAAGCAATGGCAGATGAGATTATCGCATATATGGGTTGGACTAAGGTTGATAGCTTTAGTTCTATTCATAACTATATTGATGTAGATAATCGCATCATTCGTAAGGGAGCTATATCTGCTGAAGAGGAAAAGAAGCTAATTATCCCCATCTCAATGAAAGACGGCTCTATTATTGGGATTGGTAAGGGTAATCCTGATTGGAACTATTCAGCACCTCATGGAGCAGGAAGAGTCCTATCAAGAAGCAAGGCTAAAGAGCTTTTAACTGTTGAGGAATTTGAAGAGTCTATGAAGGGTATTTACACTACTTGTGTCGGTACAAGCACTCTTGATGAGTCGCCAATGGCTTATAAGACGCTTGAGGAGATTCAAGGTCTAATAGGAGATACTGTAGACATAGTTGATGTTATTAAGCCAGTGTATAACTTCAAGGCAAACTAGCATAGAGTTAAAAATTTAACAAAATTTTTCTTCGTCAAAATTTGACTTTTGGTGAAAAATGTAGTATAATATATATACGGTCAAAAGAATAAAGGTTTTAAATGAAAATTTTACTGCTTTGAAAATTTGACAATATTGAAAATCTATATTATAATATTAATATAGTTTGGCAGGGATGCTCAAAAGCATATTTTCGTAAGTCCAAACATTATCGGGGAGTATTAGCAGTGGTAGCTGGCTAGGTTCATACCCTAGAGGTCGTGAGTTCGAATCTCACCTCCCCAACCATGCTCGCTTAATTCAGTTGGGAGAAGGTTTCCCTTACAAGGAAGAGGTCGTAAGTTCGAGTCTTACAGCGAGTACCATGGGTCAGTAGCTTAAATGGTGAAGCATTTGACTGTTAATCAAAAGAGTATAGGTTCAAGTCCTATCTGACCCGCCATGGTTTATTAGTACAACGGTTAGTATATCCGACTGTCTATCGGAAGATGAGGGTTCGATTCCCTCATAGACCGCCATATGGTGTCATTGTAGAAAGGTTAATACATGAGGTTTTCATCCTCAAGGTCAGGGTTCGAGTCCCTGTGACATCACCAAGCAACGAACTGAGGTAGGCTCTTTATGAGAAAACACCATTTAGTGGTGAGAGTAGGTTAGTTGAGTTTACTACTCTAAAATGTGGATATGGTATAACGGCTATTATCTTTGGCTTCCAACCAAAGGATGAGAGTTCAATTCTCTCTATCCACTCCATGCGTGATTGGTGGAATTGGCAGACACGCTAGATTTAGGTTCTAGTGGTTTATCCGTGGGAGTTCAAGTCTCTCATCACGCACCAAATATGGGGAATTAGCTCAGCAGGGAGAGCATTTGCTTTGCACGCAAAGGGTCAAGGGTTCAAGTCCCTTATTCTCCACCAAATGCGTCTACCATGTTGTAGAAGGCACCCACCAGACGACTTACTCAGTCGATTGGTCTTTTCGAGAGATGTCCGAGTGGCTGAAGGAGGGTGACTGTAAATTACTTGACTAAAATCCGCGTAGGTTCGAATCCTACTCTCTCGACCATGTAGAGATAGTTCAATTGGTTAGAATATCGGCTTGCCAAGTCGAAGGTTGCGAGTTCGAGTCTCGTTCTCTACTCCAAACGATACTAAGATAACAGAAAGGAAAAGATTACTATGGAAAATAGAATACCTTGGAAGTTTGAAGTTCCAATGTTTGGTTACAATCATCAGATTGAAATGCAGAATATCTTTGATAGTGTTATAATATATAACGAAACACTTGAGCTTTGTGAGAAATATGCTCAAGACGAGATGACTTTTGCAATATTTGTTAAGTGCTTTGACTTAATTCTTAAAGCAAGGTATTGGTCAAAGTATGAATATGAGATTGGGCTAACTAAGCCACTTTGGAACGAGCGAGATATAGCTAATCCACAAGGAGTTCCTTTTAAAAAGGTAGATGTGTATAGTTTTATCAAGCCAAACATAGAGATTATTGCCAAGTATGTTATTGATACTTTTAATAGTTATTCGAGGTAAGGGTTTATAGCTCAATGGATAGAGCAGTGGTCTTCTAAACCACTAATCTAGGTTCGATTCCTAGTAAACCCACCAAGTCATAATGGGGTATGGTGTAATGGTAGCACAAGAGACTTTGACTCTCTCGGCGTAAGTTCAATTCTTACTACCCTAACCAAAGAAAGAAAGAGAGGTTTAGATGTATTTAGGACTAGGTCTAGTAATATTCATTTTAGTTCAGTTTGCAAATGTACTTCTTTCAACAATAAAGTCAATATTGACCGTGAATGGTGGTAAACTATCAGCAGGTTTTATGAACGCAATGTCATATACCTTTGGTGCTGTCGTTGTAAAGTTAATCACAAGTCAGTCGTTTGAGGTCGTGGTAGCAGTAACTTTCTTGACCAATATTGTTGGTGTTTATCTTGCCAAACTATTAATGGATAAGGTTAGACCAGTACGGCTATGGCTAATGATTTCCACTGTAAAGACAATGGACAAAGACATTGTTGAGAAGTGTTTAAAACAAAGAGATATTAAATATACTTTGATTCAAGCTGAGAATGAAAGGTATCAATTTATGATATACTGTTATTCTAAGGGAGAAACAAGTATGGCAAAAGAGATTTTAGAAAAGTATAAAGCGAAATATACTATTGCCGAACACAGGGAATAGTATATATGGAAAGGTACTCAAGTGGTTAAGAGGGTGTCCTGCTAAGACACTAGGGGTGAAAGCCTGCGTGAGTTCGAACCTCACCCTTTCCGCCAAGTATAAATAGGAGATAGCTATGATAACAATAAAACACCAAGACTGTTTTGAGTTTCTTAAAGACATACCAAGTAACTCAGTTTCTTTAGTCCTTATAGACCCTCCATATGAAATATCAAGAAGCACTAATTTTGCTTCAGGTGAGGCGAAAGGAGCAGATACAGATAGATTTAGGGTGTCTATGGACTTTGGAGAATGGGATAAAACATTCGATGGTATCGCTGAAGTAATTAAAGAGTGTTATCGTGTCTTAAAGAAAGGTGGTACCCTAATATGTTTCTACGACTTATGGAAAATCACTAAACTAAAAGAGTGTTTCGACAATGCTAAATTTAAACAGTTGCGTTTTATTGAATGGGTTAAAACTAATCCAGTTCCTCTAAATAGTAAGACAAATTATCTTACGAACAGCAGGGAAATCGCTATCACTGGAGTTAAAGTGAGTAAGCCGACCTTTAATTCTCAATATGACAATGGTATTTACTCTTATCCTATCTATCATGGGAAAGACCGTTTTCATCCTACTCAAAAACCAACAGAATTAATTAGTGCCTTGATTGAGAAACATTCTAGTCCTGAAGATTTAGTCCTAGATTGTTTCTTAGGAAGTGGAACTACGGCATTGGCATCAGCGAATACTGGTAGAAACTTTATAGGATGTGAGCTTGAAGAAGAATACTATAACAAGTCTGTTGCAAGATTAAAAGATAAAGGAATCGAGGTTGAGTAAGATGATGTAGTCAAGTGGCTTAAGACAATGGATTGCAAACCCATTATTCCTCAGTTCGAATCTGAGCATCATCTCCACATGGGAGTGTAGTTTAATGGTAAAATAACAGTCTCCAAAACTGCAAGATATGGGTTCAAGTCCTATCGCTCCTGCCAATAGAATAAAGTACGAGGCTATGCGTCCCAAACACGGGTATCGTGTAGTCTATGCCGAGGTCAGTCGGAAAATGTCTTGGTCTGACCACCAAGATTGAGTGGGATTAGTTGAGTTTCCCACTTGTTATCAGGGTGTAGCTCAGTTTGGTAGAGTGCTTGATTTGGGTTCAAGTTGTCGCAGGTTCAAGTCCTGTCTCCCTGACCAACAAATAGCTAGTTTTTTCACTAGCTTCATGGACCATTAACTCAGATAGGTTAGAGTAGTCGTCTCATAAACGAAAAGTCCTGTGTTCAATCCACAGATGGTCCACCAATATAGGCTATTAGCTCAATGGGTTTAGAGTATCCGACTCTTAATCGGAAAGTTTAGGGTTCGAGTCCCTAATAGCCTACCATGGTTCATTAGCTCAGTTGGTAGAGCAACGGATTTTTAATCCGTGAGTCCGGAGTTCGAATCTCCGATGAGCCACCAAAATATGCGTCATTATTTTAATTGGTTAGAATATTCGGTTCATACCCGAAAGGCTTGAGGTTCGAGTCCTCAGTGACGCACCATGGGTTGTTAGTTTAATGGATAAAATCGTTGACTACGAATCAGCAGATGAAAGTTCGATTCTTTCACGACCTACCAAAAGTAAGAAAAGGAGTAAATATGTTAATCGTTAAGAATGATATTACAAATATTAAAAAAGGCTACATAATGCACCAAGTAAACTGTCAAGGAAAGATGAGGTCAGATGTAGCAAAGGCTTTGTCCGACAAGTATCCAAAGGTTAAAGAGTGCTATCTTGAACTTTGCGAAACTGTAGACTCTCCAGAAGATGTTTTGGGGTTAGGGCAGATAGTAGATATTCATGGTGATGGAAGCCTTTGCGTTATTAATGCCTTTACTCAGTTAGATTATGGCTATGATGGTAAGAAATACACGGATGAAGAATTACTTTGTAGAGCCTTAATGTCAATGGCATCATATGCAAAACAGAAGAAGGCTACACTTTACATCCCATATCGCATTGGATGTGATTTAGATGGTGGTAATTGGGAGCGTATTGAGAAGTTTATCATAGACCATGACCTTGATATAATAGCAGTGGCAAAGTAATGCCACATTATGTTGGGTATAGTTTAGTGGTAAAACATCAGATTGTGGCTCTGAAGTCGCGAGTTCAATTCTCGCTACTCACCCCATGGATTGGTAACTCAGTTGGAAGAGTGTCGGTGTGAAATACCGAAGGTCGTAAGTTCGAATCTTACCCAACCCACCAATTAAGTCCTTAGATTATTAAAAAAATAATCTAAGGCATTTTCATTGCTATTAAAATTTGACTTTCTTTAAATTTTATGGTATAATAAATTATAAGGTTAAGAAAGAAAAATACTATGGAGAGTTGTCAGAGTTTGGCTTATCGTACCTGCCTTGAAAGCAGGAACTCCGAAAGGGGTCGTGGGTTCGAATCCCACACTCTCCTCCAATATATAAGAAAGGAAGAAAGGAAGATAACTATGGAAAATAAATATCATGATACAGTTTACTACGAAAATTGGACAACAGATGGTGAAGAGGGCGAATACCATACTTGTAGAGCAAGATGGGCGACCTATGAAGAGGCACTAGATGCTATGGCTAATTATGAAAATGCTTGGCGTAAAAAGGGAACAGGCTGGATTGTTAAGACAACAATTAAGGCAAAGATAAATGGACAGATTGAAATTACAGAAGAAAGACTTTATGAGAAGATGATGTAAGCCTTAGAGGACTGTCTCACGGTCCTCCAATATGCACCTGTGGTGGAACTGGCATACACAACGGATTTAAGCTCCGTCGGCGAGTAGCTTAAGGGTTCGAATCCCTTCGGGTGTACCAAAATTTGACTTTTATCAAAATTTATGTTATAATATTTATATAAGGATGAGAAAGGGGAAAGCCGTCCTTGAAAATCTTGTCAAATGAAAATTTGACTTTAAAGAGATTGTGTGTTATAATAAATTATAAGGTTGAAAAAGTTAAGACCAAACTAAAAACCTTATGTCAATGAAAATTTGACAAGAATTAAAATCTATGGTATAATAGATTTAAAGAAAGAGATTATATTTGTCATGTGACCTGTCATAAGTCGTTAAACTGGACGGAAAGAACCTTAATGGGTAGCCAATCGTACAAGGAAATTAAGGTTTAGAGTAAAGTATTGGCAACACTTAAACATCACCCTCCCTTGCGTAAGCACCGTGTGCAGGGCAATTAAAGCACAAAAAGAAGGTAGCTATAGAATGGAAGATAAAGAGAACTTCTCTTCCCCAATAATGTGTGTGATGGCTCTATTTATAAACGATTTTAGTGAGTGTAACAAATAGTTACGAGTGTTGGGGTTAATCGTCCAACACTATGACTCACGGTTTAAGGCGATAAACTTGTTATGGGATAGCCGTTCATGAACCCTATAACAAAGTGTGCATATAAAGACTACGGCTATAAGTCTTTGACTTCTCGGCTGACGAAAACAGCTTTTGCGAGTGATAAGCGTTAATAGCAAAATACACCAGTATCCGAAACCATGGGAAATTCAGGCTATACAAAGGAGAGCCTTGGAAGAAGAAGTCATAGTATGTATGTTGCCATCGGAAACCTCCGACCTAATACAAGCCCAATAGTCGTAACCAGAGGTGGTATGCAAACCCAGATAACCGATAAGAATACGACTATTGATAGACAATGTTTGCTTGTTTATCATTTATCGAGGTATAGCTCAGTTCGGTTAGAGCGTACGCCTGATAAGCGTAAGGTCATAAGTTCAAATCTTATTGCCTCGACCATGAAGTTAAGAAGAGAAAGGATTTGCCATGCAGAGATTCATAGAAACAGATAGACTTATTACAGTTGATAACTTAGATTCTTCAGCGATTAAGAGTTTTCAGTATGATAAGGCAACAGAGATTCTGACCATTACTTTTACAAGTGGTGGACAATATGACTACCCAAATGTCCCTATTGACATTATTAGGGAGTGGCTAGAAGCTGATAGCAAGGGTAAGTTCTACAACAAGGAGATTCGTTATGTCTACGCATGTTAAGCATGATGACATCATAAGAATAAATGAGGCTTATCTCCGTATTGGCACATACTCAGGTGTGGCTAGGGAGTTAGGTTACTCACCTGCTACGGTCAAGAAGTATGTTTCACTTGACTATGTTAGTCAAGACGAAAGTTTCATTAAGCCTCCAAGTAACTTAGAGGAATTGGAGTCTAGGTTGGAACAAGCACCAACAGCGATTTCAGAACTCAAGAGAGAAGGAATCTTAGTTCCAACTGATGAAGAAAAGTTGGAAATCTACAAGATATGGGGTGAGATGTCGATATGAAGAAGTATTTCACAATAACTGAGGCAAGTGGCAGAGATGGATTATATCGTATTGTTCCTAGCGACTATGATACTTTTCCTATGGACACCAAAGCAGGTGGCTCATACGCTCTTGCTCCAGCACGACTATTAGGCATTGACTATCCAAGCTACATTCGCTATATAGCGACAGCGTTTCCTGATGATGTTTCAATCTATGGGAAGGGATGTATCTATCTTGAGGATTGTTGGAGAAAAGGAGAATCTCTTTCTCTTTGGCTTGACCTCTTAAATCATAAGATGGAATTGGCTTTCAAAATTGAAGCGACCGAAAATTTGACAAAATAGAAAATCTATGGTATAATATTTATATAAGGTTGAGAAAGGAAAGCAAACTTTTGAAAACCTTATAGAAACGAAAATTTGACAAAAGCTAAAATTTATGATATAATATAAATATAGTAAAGGAAACAGATTCATTTTATATACCTCTTCCCACTTCGGTGGGTATGGTCACACGATAAAGCCTGCTCGTGGCGTGACTGCATATATGGGTGTAGCCCTGAACCAATTTATCAAGAACAATGTATAAACTATGACCAACTCAGTGCAGAGGGTACACACTGCTGAGATGGGCGATTAAGGAATGGCGAAGAGGGATACCTTTAGCATATGCCTTTTGACCGTAGGCGACTCGGTCTTGAAGAGATTAATTTCTCAACAATCGTTTAGTGCAATAATTGAATAGGAATAAGACAGTAAGTGAAAGGGCGAGACAATAGACGCTCTCTGTGAGAGAATAACCCTAGATGGTCGGCTGATGTGGTAGTCAGTGACGGACAAAGGGAATACCAATAACTCGTTTAGCAGTGATGCTGGGTTTCCAGCTATAACTTTTGCTTATGTACCAGTAGCCGAATCTGCTATGGATAAAGAAAATAATGGAGCGCAGACCTCCCTATAGTTTAATTTTTCTGAAAGTCGGTGAAAGTTGTGGGTCACAGTCCCATATGGTTTTAGGTCAATGCTTCGGCGTTGATGGTATAAGAAGCCTAGGAGTCGCTCTCCTTTGCTCAGACTTGTATCACCATTAGTCTAATAATTTGGTTCAATTGATTGTAAGGGGAAACCTTGGTCGTGATTTATAGTTCTTGCTGATGTAGCTCAATTGGTAGAGTACCACACTTGTAATGTGGGTGTTAAGGGTTCAAGTCCCTTCGTCAGCCCCAAAACAAAAGCCCGAAAAGGGCTATTTTTATTAGAGGAGATTATGATAGGACAAGAGAATTGGGAGTCTATTAGGGATGTGGACTTCGACTTCAAATATGGAGATAAACTGCAAATGCTTGAACAAAGGTACGATAAGGGGGAACTTGTAATTCCGGCAAAGGAATACTGGAACGCTCATTTGATGTTTCCTAATATAGACGATATAAAGGTTGTCATTATAGGAGATACGCCTTTTCGACAGTGGTATGCAAGCGACGGATTTGCCTTTTCCTCCCTAGACCCCGATGCCATAGACTATCAAATGCGACGCTTATATGATAAACTCTATTATGAAATAGGTGTTGTCTATGATAGGAGCGATAATAGTAAACAAAAATGGCTTGACAGAGGAATCCTTTGTCTGCCACACACTCCTCTGATATACAAAAATGATAAGGACTTGACTAAGCAATTAAGGAGTCGCTCTGAGGATTTGCTAAGCCTTTTAGCTAGCGATGATACTCCTAGAGCGTTCGTCTCATTTTTATCCTACCCCACTGGCAATATCTTTAGGATACTGCGTCGTGCTCAGGAGAAAGGACATTTAGTAGTTCAAGTCCCGATGACAGAATCAGAGTTTATGAAAATACCGATTTTTACAGCAGTTAATAATTTTATACTAACGCAATATAAAACTATAATTGATTGGACTTAATTTCCTCTTAAAGCTGTAACATAGGCTCGAAAGGAGAATAGAATTGAATCAACTAAAGAGAAAACCAATTAGTATGCTTATAGGTTTAAGTGTATTATTCACGGCTATAAGCTACCCATTCGTCGTATCCCAAACTGAAGAGATTATTAAGTCCGTAGAAGAGCAAAGAATACTATACGCATCAATGGGAGTAATTCGACAAGAGGTACCAATCCCCTCAGAAGAAACAAAAGTAGATGTGGTAGTAGAAACAGAAGAGGATAACACAGAGTCCTCAATCAATATAACAACTGAAGAACAAACAAACACTTCTACAACACCTGTGCAAGCATACACTGGACAAGTCCTTACTCCACAAGCAGGTCGTGTAACTACTCTCGATGGAAGAGGCACAGAATCCTATTATAACCTAGATATGTCAGGTGTCGTTGCAATCATGAGACAACAAGGGTATTCTGAAGCAGATTATCCATACTGGGTTCGTTCTGACGGTTGTAAAATGCTTGGTGGCTATGTAATGTGTGCTGCCAATTTCTCAGTGTATCCAAGGGGTTCAGTAGTTCAGCTAACTCTTGGACAAGGTCTTGTATGTGATACTGGTAGTTTCGCAGCGAATGACCCATACGGCTTTGATGTAGCCGTTGCTTGGTAATAAAAAAATATACGAATCTCAATCTATTGCTACTTTTAGCCGTAAGCTATAGTTAAATGGAGATGAGGTAAGAATGAACGAATTTCTAAAGATTTTTGGTCAAACTACACTCGATACTGCTCTAATTACTATGATGGCTATTATGTTCTTATGGGAGAAATTCCGTAAAGCTATTGACTTCTTCACTGGACAAGTTACAGACAAGGAAAAGGCTAGAGAGATATATGAAAAAGTCGCAAAAATCTCTCAAGATATTGAGTTACTGATGGCTAGTCAAGTAGAAGTTTATCAAGTTCGCCTAACAGAAATGTATGAAATGGCTAAAAAGGAATATTCTCAGCTTGGATATGTAACTCTAGCAACAGCTGAGTTGTATGATTCACTTTTTACAAGGTACGAAACTTTAGGTGGAAATGGTCGCCATAGAAACAGACACGAAGAGATTAGTAGATTACCAAGAGAGTAAGGAGGCACAACATGGAGATTTTAAAGTTAATGCAGGAGATTACAGTACCTATGATAGTAGCTATCTGTTTGGCAGTAGGCTATGTAGTAAAGAAATGGGTAAAAGATGTAGACAATAAGTATATCCCTACTTTAGTTCTTGTGCTTGGTTTAGCTTTAGGACTTGCTTCTAAAGGCTTTTCCATTGAGGCTGCAGCAGCAGGCATGATTAGTGGTCTAGCGTCCACAGGACTACATCAGATGTATAAGAACTTCCTAGAGGGAAAGAAGGAGAAAGAGAATGCTTAATGGAATCGATATATCAGGTTGGCAAGAGGGACTAGACCTATCACGAGTACCGTGCGACTTTGTTATCATAAAAGGTACTGGTGGAAATGGTTATGTATCTTCAACCTGCGATGGTTTTGTACAGCAAGCAATAGCACTAGGTAAGCCATATGGTGTATATCACTTTGCTAGAGAAGTCGGATTCGCAGACTCGGCTATTAACGAAGCAAGATGGTTCGTTGATAACTGTAGGAATTACTTCGATGGCAATGGAATACCAGTTCTTGACTTTGAAACCGATACTTGGGTTGGTCAGGAATGGGCAAGAGAATGGCTTGATGAGGTATATAGACTAACAGGTGTAAGACCTTTGTTCTACACTTATAAAGCTGTTTTAGAAGGGCAGGACTTTAGTCTAGTAGCAGCAGGTAATTATGGTCTATGGCTAGCGGCTTATGGAGCAAATACTCCTAAAGGATATGAGCCAGATACACCAGTACCAACATCAGGCGACTTCCCATTTGTGGCAATGTATCAGTATTGTTCACAGGGTAAATTAGCAGGTTGGAATGGTAACTTAGACCTTAATGTGTTCTATGGAGATGTGAATACTTGGTATGCGTATGCTCGAATTGATAGGGGTGATGCTACTCCAGCACCTACGCCTGCACCAACTCCAGTGCCAGCATCAGAGCCTGCTCCAGTACCTGAGGTTACGCCAACACCTGAAGCCCCTCCAGTTACACCCAACACAGCCCCACAAGGAGTCGAAATCATACGATACTCTGGGGCAGACCGTAATGAAACTGCTAAGATTATTGCTGAAGCTCATAAAAGGAAAAACAAAGTAGTAGTCAAAGATACTGCTTATGCTGATGGAATATCAGCGGCTGCAATGCTTGTTACCGAAAATGCTAACCTAGTCTTTGATAAGACAATGGGGATAGAATCAGCTAAAAGCTTTGGCATTGGTGGTATTGAGGGTGACGAAACTATTGAGGGTAAGAACCGATATGATACAAACCTATTAATCCTTAAGAGATACTTAAAGGACAATATGTCTATCGTTGTCGTAAGTGGCAAAGATTGGGCAGATGGTGTATCGGCTTTAGGAACACAAAAGCCAATCCTATTAGTTTCTGATTATCTCAATAAGAAACAAGTAAATGCTCTATCTAAGTATGAAGGACTTGAGTTCACTATATTAGGTAGCACAGCTGCCGTATCTAAGACAGTAGAGAACCAGCTTGAAGAGATTGGCTCTGTAATAAGATTAGATGGTAGAGATAGATTCGACACTTCTAAACTTGTGGCAAAGCATTTTCATCCTAAAGCAGACACAGTAATTCTAGTGAATAACTGGGTTGATGGAGTATTAGGTTCTCAGATAGGTGACTATCCAGTGCTACTGCTAAGTGAACATCGTAATGATGACGCCAAGGAATATATCCAAAGCACGGCTATCAAAAGGGCATATGCTATTGGTGCTGTAACCAACGAAAGAGTAAACGAATTATTTGCATAACAGGAAGAAGAGGGTTTACCCTCTTTTTTCTTGCTCAAAATTTGACTTTTATAAAAATCTATGATATAATATTAATATAAGATAAAGAAAGGAAGAAAACTATGATACTATTTATGATTACTGCATTGGTAAAGTATGAAGTGGATTCGGTTGTTAAGGAAGAAAGAAGAATGGGATTCGTCTTAGCGAAGGATTTTGGTCAGGCTGCAAACAAGGCTTGGGATATGATTGATAATATTGAAAGGCTGTATTCCATTGAGGCGATACTTGAAGAAGGAGACACTGCTGATTTCAGTGTTGATTCCCTAGGAGCAGAGTTGGCTGCTTGCGTAGAAGAGCAGAGAAAATATGATGAAGAAAGGGGTCTAAGATAAAATGATAGATATTACACAGGTGCAGGATGTTGAACTAAGAAACCTAAACTTTGATAGCGTTGTAATAAGAGGGCAGGTCGTTCCTTTCTCTGATATTTACACACTCTTTGGAAGTTATGATGTGACATTGGGAATGATTGATAACCTTTTCGACCAAATGATTTTCACAGAAACACAGACAAAGTACAATGGAGAAGTAACTGGAGATAGACTGTTAGTGGCAATCCTAGATAAGATAAGACATTCAAGTTCAAGTGCCACAAAACAGAGTAAATATAGTTCCATCCTGAAGATTGAGAACAGCCTTGGTATCCATAACTCAAGCGATGTGAAGAATAGTGAAGCTATTACCGATTCGGTTAAGGTTTCGGATAGTAAGTATGTTAGCAGAAGTGGTAATGTATCACACTCCAAAGATGTGGTAAGTTCCCTTATTGTAGATAAGAGCTATGATGTCCTAAAAAGTTCACAGGTAAAGGGCAGTCAGATTGTTCACCACAGTAAGGTAGTTCACGATTCCGCTATGGTTCGTGGCTCATCTCGTGTTGAATCAAGTGAAGCAGTTATTGATTCAATGAATGTTCGTGATTCCGTTTTAGTTATAGGCTCCAATTCAGTGGTAAAGTGTCTTGGTGTTTACAATTGTGTTGGAGTAGCTAACGCAATCTTCTGTTCTAACCTAGACGACGGAAGATATATGATAGGCAATGTAAGCGTCGATAAGGAGATATTCGACTATTTCCTACCTATGATTCAGCCTATTATTGAACGCTATGTAAACGAAAAGCTATTAAAGGACTTTGTCTTAGACGCACACCCACGCATAAAGGCTCACTCACTTAGCGACCAATTGGACATTTTCCTACTTAATAGGCTAAAAACGATATTAGCTCCTATCCTAACGGATGAAATGGAAAAGGGCATAATGGAATTTTTCTTAACTGGAGGTGAAAGCAATGAAGAATAAGAAAACAGTTTTTATTATAGCAGGGGTTATAGTAGCAATAGCAACATTATTCTTTGTTACTAATCTTATCAGAGAAAACAGAGAGATAAAGAACAGTATTGAATATGTTAAGGAAATGAACGCTGAGTTGATAGAGGGTCTTAGAGAGTCCGATTACTATGTTACCGATATGGTTAGCTATGACCGTTCCAATAAAACAATAGTGATTACCTTAAGAATCGCCTCTCTTGATGAGATGGAGGAATATAGCAGCAGTGCAGACCTAACGGAAACTCGTAGAATTATAAAGCGTATGGCTAATATATACCAGACGGCGATTCAGAATAAATTTGGAGTACACATTCCAGTAACAATTCGATGCGTAGATTCCTATTCCGGTAATATGTATGTAGAGGAAAGTTCTGATGATGATTATATAAAGGAAACCTCCAATATGTATAAAGAAGAAACTTATGATGAATATGTAGAGGAAACATCTGACGAATATACAGAAGAAACCTATGATGAATATGCAGAAGAAACCTTTGATGAATACGCAGAAGTTTATGATGAATAAAAAGAATTAAAATTTTATATAAAGTTTTAGTCCAAAATTTGACTTTTGCTAGAAAATGTGGTATAATATTATTATAAGAAAGAGAGGTAGAAAGATATGTTTCGTGCGACAATAAGAATCTATGTTGTTAATTCCGATAAAGAAGAGATTGTACATGTCCTTGTATTTGCTTCAAATTGGGTAGAGGCAATGGAACGCATTGTTAAGGATTATCAAGATGATTACACAGAGATTCTGTCTATTGATGAGTTTAAGCAGATTGCCCACGAAAAGGTAGTGGAGATAGACAGTGTAGATGCGATTGATACTCTTGAACATAGTATTCAGAATTGGTAATTTTGAGGAGATTAGAATGAGGGAAACGATATATGCTAATTCAATAAAGGACAATCATCTTGAGATTATGCGAGATGACAATGATTACGAGCTAACTCTCAATCACTATGTCGTTCTAACCTCAGGAGATTCCTATGAAGTCGAACTCGCAGCAGAGGTGCTAGAAATCGCATTAAATTTATTAGTAAATGACGCCAAAATTTGACAAAATCGAGATTTTGGTGTATAATATAAGTAAGTTAAAAGATAAGAAAAGGAGATATTCAAAAAATGGAAAAGGCTATTAAGAAAACAATCGCAGAACTTTACGCAGAGGTACTTGCTTACCTTACAGAGACAAAGGCAGATGCTGAACTTATTGAGTTCGTTGCAAAGAGAGCAGACCTAGAAGTAAAGGCTAGAGAAAAGGCTAAGGAAAAGCGTCTTGCAAAGGGTGGAGAAAAGAAGGACATTGCTCAGTCTGAGTTCTACTCTAACATTAGACAGGCTGTAACTGGTGCTCTATCAACAGAGTTCAAGACAGCAAAGGTACTTATTGCAGAAGCTGGCGTTAAGGCTCTACCTGCTCAGGTTGCTATCGCTCTAAAGCCAATGGTTGCTGACAAGACTGTTCTATCTGATAGAGTTAAGGTAGAGACAGTAGGTAAGGATGGACTAAAGAAGGAAGTATTCCAGACTGCATTCAGACTAGCTTAATAAAACCGGTAATATGGTTTATATTTAGTTCATAGGGAAGAGGAGGCTAATCATTAGCCTCTTTTTTCTATTTGCAACAAGGACATTTTCTTCTTATAGCTAGAGGTGATTTAATTATGGGAATATCAACACAATGGTATTTAGATACTATTAATCAAGGGTACATGTACTATGATACCCTAGTAGACGAAGTGGGACTATTTGAAAAAGTCTATATTCGAGCAATGCAGGAGTATGATGACTATATCCAATCCATAAACGCAAAAATGGGTGGTATTGAAGGACTTGGTACAAGATTAATCGTTCAAGGTCGAGCCGAACTAGAAAGAGAGGTTCGTGTTCTTGAGAAGTTCTTCGGTTGCACGAATTTAGGTTCTTTAGTACAACGTAATGGACAAGGTAATGTTGATTATGGTTTGCTAATTAGAGCCATGAATGAAGCCTTCGCCATTAAAGACCTTTGGAAGAGAACTCTTGAGGGGTTAAACAGAAATAAAGCTAACACAGATACCTTTGCTAATACATCTACTAATGCCGAAAACCTTGTCGGCTATTATGTAGGTAAACGCATTGAGTCTATATCTGAAGAAGAAATGGCTCCAATAGTAACGGCAGTGCTTGAGGGCGACTTGGGAAGTGCTGAATATTATTTTCGCAGAGTGTTAGAGAAAAAGGTTGAAGAAGGAACAAGGGACTGGGGTGAAGCCTTAAAGAAGCAAAGAAAAAGTGGTCACGAAGCGACTGACGCATATGCAAACCTAGTAGAAGTAATGGAAAGGGTTCAAAAGCTAAGAGCAGATTACAACGCAACTTTCTTTTCAGCCTTTGGTATTGACGCTATATTGCATAAAAACTTTAAGACGGCATATGAGGACCTTGACTTAGGGCAAATCCTTTCTGAAATCCAATTAAAGGCAAAGGGTTGGAGTGGTCAGGATGGTATTGGTAATCAAGCCGCAGGTATGATAACAGAGCAATTAGCTCGTATTATCGCCGAATCCCTTAATACAAGCTCCAAAACGATTACGCTTTCGGCAACCACAAGTGGTGTTCATAATACGGACGTAGTGTATAGTAGCAATCCAGCGTTAGAGGCTGTTATTAGTGCCTATAGAGAAGAGAATGGTCGTGCTGGTAATAAGTCGGATGCAGCAAGAGAAATGATGGAAGTCTATAACCGTATGGAATCGGCTATGAAAGATGACTTTATGGCTTTTGAATCTACGAAGAAGTATACTATTAAGGACGGCTTCCGTGGCTTTAAAGGAACAAATTATAGCTATCAATCCCTTATCGAACTCCTTAATGACCTTGGTATTGCACACGGAGAGCGTTTCGTAAACGCCTTAATATCAACAGGTCAAGGTGGTTTATTTGGTACTGAGGTTAGAGAGAGTGCTCGTCAGACTTTGGCTCTAGCCTTTGCGGATATGATGTTTGATAGTTATACTCCATTGACAACAGCTACTGGAGGAGATAATAATATCTTCTTCTTCCGTTTAAGCAATATCATAGTGCCTCTTTCATACTTGCTTATTAAGACAGGTGAAGCTATGCAAGGTGCTGAGACTGAATATAAGAAATGGATAAGTTTCCACTTCTCAACAGCACCAGCTTCATGGCAGGCTCATTCTGAAAAAGGAGAGGGATTAAAGAGTAAAGCACGCTGGAAGGCTCAAAGAGAAGAAAGTATAGGCACATTTAATGCTACTATAACATTTTTAGGGAACTTTAAACGATTGCTTGAAGGAGACTTAGGAGCAATTTTAAGTGCATAGAAAATTTGACTTTTATTAGATTTTATGTTATAATATTAATATAAGGTAAGGAAAGGAAAATAAAAATTATGAGCATGGATATGAATAGACTATTGGCAATATCTAAGTTAATGGATTGCCTAACATATGAAATCATTATAGAACTACCGAACGGGTTTAGAGCAAAGTCCGATATACTACAAGATACAGTCGTGAGAGATGAGATACTACAAGCTTTAGAATCCTACTTCGATGCACCGACTGAATACACAATATCAAACGCCTTAGCTACTTGTATCAGCAAAGAACTAATTACCTTTATAGAGGATAATGGTAGAGATTTCAACTATTGGGTAATGGACTATATACATGAAACACGAATAGAACTTCCTGAATCAAGGTCATTAGACGCTATGATAGAGAAGATTCAACATACTCGTGGAATTGCAGTAATGGTAAGCAAGATTGATGAACTGATACAAGACACAGGTTTAAGGCAAAACCTTGAGGATGCATTAACTGAGTAGAAAGGAAACGGCTATGAAGCAGATAGAACATACAGCACTCGTTAAAGTCTCAATCGTATTACCGGAAGGAACTATTGAGGCTGATGAATCCTTAATAGATATGATAATTAATAAGGAACTGAGGTTTGAATTAAAGGACTTGCATATTAAGACCGTAGAGGAATGGAGAAAGGAAGTAGAGTAATGATGTTAGTCAGAGATGAGAATTATGAACAGTGTAGATTAATCATTAAAATGATTGAAAACACACCAATTGAGGTGTACACCCCGCTAGGGTATAAGGAGTTTGTTGACTTTAGGGAAAGCTATAATTTCGAAGAACAGCTATTCAACCACATTAAAGCATGTCTCAGGACGGACGACCCAATATTCGACTTTGAGCTACTTGAGGTATTGATAGATGAATTAGATATAGTTTTACAAAATTACAGAATCTTTACCACTCGTGAGGATAGAAAAGAGTTAATAGATAATGAACCTACTCTTGGTTATTATGTCGAAAAGCTATCCTTGGTAGCCAGTAAACTAAAGCTAGAGTAGAAAGGAGATACGAGCATGATTATAAGCAAGGACAGAAACAGAATACTCCTAATGGCAGACATACACGGGCAAGTAGATGGTATTCACGCTGTATTGGACAAGGCTTCACGCAGTGGTTGTTCTTTCTGCCAAGACGATATACTAATCATACTAGGTGACCACGGTGCATTATATTACCCAAACGAAAAGGGCAATCGTCGTTTAAAGAAGAAGTTAAATGACTTGCCTTGTAAGGTTGTTCTTCTCAAGGGGAACCACGATGGCACAGTTCGTAAAGCCTATGCTAAAAACCCTGACGCTTGGTATACAACGGTTAGAGTAGAGGGAATCGATTCAGAGACTTTTTCAGCAGCAAGAATGTATGTAGAAAAAGATTTCCCTAATATTTACTACCTAGATGACTATTTCACACCTATTACAGTGTTTGGAAAGGGTGGTATCGCCCTTGGTGGTGCTTATTCAGTCGACAAATATTACAGACTAGAAAACGGTCTTATTTGGCACGAAGATGAACAGCCTGATATGGAGACTAGAGGAAAAATAATGAGGTCAATAGACCATATCCTAAAAACTTATTTGAATAAGGTTGAGATTGTCTTATCCCATGAGGCTCCAATTAGCTTTGTACCTTATGAGGCTTGTACAATTCCAGTAGAACAGGATAGTGTAGATAACAGTTTAAGTTTCTTCTACGACGATATTCTTCAAAAGCTAATAGCAGAACAGCCTCATATTGATAAGGAATGGTATTTCGGTCATTATCACATCAATAAGACTACATACCTTGATTCAGTAAAAGGCACTTGCATTGATATTGGAAGTTTCGTAGAGTTAAGGTAAAGCAAAAAGGAAAGGAATTAAAACATGAACATGGAGTTACTTGGACAAGCAATGGCTGTCCTCATTGGTATCATCACTGGTCGTATCATCTACTACATACACTATAACGGCATAATGAGGGGCGAACCTAGATTCGATATAGGGCTCAAAATAGTTTTTGCCGTTTGCGTGGGTCTGATGGCAGTTATATCAATGGATTTTCTTTTAGGTCGAACCCTTTAAGAAAAACATTAAAAACATATATAAAAACATATATAAAAAACATTTATTTTTCTTTAATAAGAAAAGGTCGTTTATGCTCATAAACAATCGATTTTATCAAAGAAAAAGAATGGAATACTTCAACGCTTTAGAGTGCTAAAGCGGGCGGAATAAACAGTTAGCTAAATGGAACAGACCCATTAGAGGCTTGATTCTTCGTCTTGATTGAGTGTGCTATCGCATAATGTTCTGATTTGGCTAACCTTATATGGGAAAAGAGAAAGGGGCTATAAAATGCTAGAAATGAGAATAACAAAGCTGAATAAGGATAAGGATGGATACGAAGAACAAGAGAATTACGGAATCGACTATCCGTTAGAGGGCATTGACAGCCCTTATGACCTTATACCATACTTTGAGGCGATTTATGAAGAGATATTTGGTAAGGAGCCTGAAAGTTTTGCTTGTTATCAGAGAGAGGTTTTTGTCTTTGATAAGAGTTTGGTCTTTGATAAGATTAAGATAATGAAGGATAATGAGAGGATGTATAGCTAATGGAACTGTTTGAGGGATTAGAAGTCGTAACACCTGAACAAGTTAAAGAAGAAGATTGGGTTTGGGAAGATGAAGAATGAGACAACAAAGTAGGATAATGGTAGATACTTTAAAGGTTGTTATTCGTTCCTAAGCCCAGACCTGTTAAGCCATGAAGAAACGGCAGAACAATTAGTAGCTATTTTGGAAAGACAGAATGGATTAAAACAAGCACAAAAACAGTTAGCAGCCTTGAGGAAGGTATTAAGAAAGGAAAGGAGTGACACCATGAAGAAACTTTTTATCATCGCCGACCATCTATGGGGAACGGTGACGATTAGGACTGAGACCGATAAAGACATTGTACTAGATGTGATTAAAAGGCGTTTAGAAGATTTTGTAGACAATATGGATGGCTTTGATAGAGAGACAGAGGAAATTGTAAATACCGTCCTACACATGGAAACTCTACCTAAATACTTTTTTTGGGTAATGAAAGAACACGATAATGAATACGCAGACGCTCAGTCGATTTTCCTTAAGATAGAGAATTGGAAAGTAACCTTTAAGGCAGAGAGGGATGAAAACAATATTAGCACTGCGATTGAGACTTACTGTCTTTGTGAGTTTATGGAAGAATAGAAAGGTAGGTAAAACGAATGTCAACTTTAAACGAAATAGGTAGATGTCATACCGATTATGGCTATGTGGTAATTGGCAGTTACGGTGACCCAGATTACAATGAGAAAGTGGCTTGTTTTTATAGAACAGACGGTGAAAGTTATAAGTTTAGCCTTTTCGAAATCGGCGAAATCATGGAAAAAGCTTTAGACTATTGGAGTTATGATTATTGGAAAGGGTATGAACCAAAGAGCCTAGAGAATTGGGATACACTTCAAGCTTTGCTGACAATGCAAGCTAAGCTCTTTATGAATAAGTACGATAGAGGTGAAACAGAAGATGATTAAAGATAAATCGCTAACCATATATGTAGCATCTATATACAGTGGAAACGGTCTTGAGTCCATGGTATCAACAAATGCAGAAAAGGTTTTTAACTCGATAAAGATTGATGTAAACACCTTTTATAATAATCACCCAAAATGCTCCAATAAACAGCTATTGAGAACCTTTACAACCTTGGGGTTAGATGGAGAGATTAATATCTTTAGTGAAGACGGAGATTCATTTATAGACTTATTTATTGACGGAAACTGGATAAGCTTTGACTTGTGTGATACGGGGGATGGCAAAAACTTTAGATATGCTATCCGAACCGATTATGTCACTAGGGATTAAGGGGAATACGCATGGGCAAGAAGAAAAAGAAAAGCCAGCCTGTTATACCAAAAGTCGAAAAGTCAAACATCATTGGTACCATAACGGCTAAGGAAATTAGAGCCATGAAAACAAAAGGCTTTGTTCGTTTGCATGGAATGGGTGTTCACGGTGATACGGGCTACAATAGGCGAAAAGAAAAGAAGAAAGTTTTGCAGGAAATTAGGGAGTCGAAAGACTCCTCTTTTTGTACGAAGATTTAGTATCCCCATTCAGTGAAATTTTGCATTTTCATTCAAGAACTTTTTGTGTTTTCATTCAAGAACTTTTTTCCAAAAATATTCAGTAAAAATTTTGCAAAAATTTTTGCAGAAAAATCCTAGAAAAATTTTGCAGAAAATTTTGGGGAAAATTTGGGAAAAATTTTGTAGAAAAGTTCCCCAAAACCTATAAGCCCAAAAGCTTGAAGATATGCAGCTTGTTTGGCTCGCCTTTAAACTCAATATCCCTTCAGCCTTATATTCCCTCAAGTCTATAGCCTTAAAGCCTTAAACCTAATATACCAATCCCAGCTTTAGCCTTAACTTTATATCCTTCAAGCCTAGCCTTTAACCCTATATTCCCTAAAGGGGTTTGGATACTTCGTGGTTTTGTTCTACGGCTTTTGCTCCATGGATTCGTTAGAGGCTTTGTTCTACGGTTTTATTAGAGACTTTGTTCCATGGCTCTGCCCTTTCCATGACCAACAGTCGATGTCTTTAACGGCTTCGCCTTTAGTCGATTGAACGACACGACTTTTTATACAATTCAATTCCATTTACCACTTCCAAGTGAAGAAATCCAACCTTCTGAAACGCACCCTTTATGGACATTCCCTTAATCCTTTTATATAGTAGATTTAGAATAAAGGGCTTTCGGCTCTTAGCTTTACATTGGTGCTTTAATGCCTTGCCTTGCTTTTACTATAGGACTAATAGAGTTTTACGGCTTCGACAATGGATTTTAAACAATGGACTTAGGCTTTACCAGCTGTCTATTATTTCCGGATTCTGGCGATTGAATGTCCGGTTCCGAAAAAATAATATCTTTGGGACAATAATCTTCTTTAAAAGGGACGTGAGGGAAATCTCTTTAAAGAAAAAAAATAACCCCCCGAAAGGGGGGGTGAGCACCGAAGGTGCGAGGGGGGGCGCAGCCCCGAACGAAGTGAGGGAGCGAGGACTTCCCCCCCTAAGGAGTAATTCAAACAAATAAAAAAATAAACCAAATAATAAATCCCAATCAAAAAGCATGACGGGAAGAGACGAAGCTTTTTTTCCAATCTTTAAGAGGGTTAAATGTTTTACAAAATGTAGATTAACAAAATAACTTTAAAAATTAAAATTTCAATCTTTAAGAGTATTTTTAAAAGTCAAAATTAAGAGTGCCTCATGCGGCTTAATTTTGATGTATCAAGAGTCTAATTGCTGATTTTTCAAGTCAAGAAGCTTCCTAATATTCCATAAAACAAAAAGATTAAAACGCAGCTGGTTTAAAAGACATTCTTTTCACAGCTGTTTTTTCTTTGTATTTCCTTAAACCTTTTAAACAAAATTCATAGACTACCCAAAGCCAGCTGTTTCGCAGCTGGTTTAAGCGTTCATTTTGCAGCTGGTTGGATATTATATATTGTATACAAAATCCGAAAAACAATAAAAACAAGGGAGTCCGAGCCGAATGTTTTTAATGTTTTGAATATATGTTTTTATGTATGTTTTCGATGTATTTTTAATGTTTAAAATTCCCTTGTTTGTCATTATAGTCTATCAATTTTAAATAATAATTTTTTAAATCACATACAAATTTTTGTCTGAATTGTTTACAATCGCCAGAAAAAGTTGCTTTTTTTGTTATGTAGGAAAAATTAAATCGGCTAATAAATCAGAAACGCCGTACAATTAAACATTTTCTGAAAAGTGCCTTTTTTTAATCTGTAGAATTAGAAATATCGGTTAATAAGGAATAGTGTCGAACATTGGACGATTCGCAATTGTCTGAATTTTCGGCTCTTAATGGAATTATCTGAAAATTTGAAAATGTCTTTGGGATTTTGTATTATGTATACAAAATGCAAAATTCAGTCGGACTATTCCAAATTGTCTGAAAATTTTGAACCGTGCGAATCCCTTAAAAATTCCGACAAAGGGAGTGCAGGGCTTTCAGATTAGTCCTACTAAACATAATATTCAGATAATTCGGCTAATGATATTGGGGACTTTGTATACTGTACATTGTATACGAAGGGAATATTCCAAAACGCCTGAATAGTAGGAATTGCCTGACAATTCAGACAACGCTGCACTCAAAATTGTCGACAAGGCTCTGAATATTCTGACAATGCACGCCCACGAAAACGGCTATGCCCTTGTATAATGTATACAAACGGAATAAAAAGAAAAAAGAGTCTTTCGACTCTTTAAACCCTTTCTTCTTCTTTATCCTCTGTCAAGTCGACAAATGCTGATATGATGTTATAAATGGAAAAGTGTACACCATCCATAGCAAGTAGGCTCTGTACTGTATTCCAACGGAAATATAGGTTATAAAAGTTTTCCAATTGCCCATCGTTAAACAGTTCATTAAAAAGGGATTGCCATTCCTTATAAAGACTGAGTCTGTCTAAAAGAGGCAATTCTTCATCCCAATCAGAGTCTGTATTACAAAATGTTCGGATAGAGTCTACCAAATCGCTTTCCTCTTCCCTTAATGAGAACAAAGGTTCTTTTAGCATACTGTGTCCGTAAATATCGGAACAGATTGCGTATATTTGTCGCTCTCCCAAATCGTATTCATTGTGCATTTTTCTAACGGCAATGTAGGTATCGACTAGACGCTCCATATCATAGTCTAGTATGATGTTTATCATGTAGCCTAGAAAATCTCTTTCCTTTTCCTCAAGTTCATCGAACTGTTTCACAAGGTCTAATACTTTTTCTGTTTTCATGCTCTTACTCCTTTATTCCAAAAAGTGCTTTTATTTCTTCTGCGTATCCATTGAGGTCATCGTAAACCTTGTAGTCATACCAACGGCGATAAGCGCTACAATAGGTTTTCTCTATATAGTCCCTCAGTTCTTCTAGTTTTCCATGTTCTCTGCAAACCTTAATAAGTTCTAAGTCGCCATCGTACATATCGATGATATCATCGGCTGTCATTATATCTTCTGTGTATACCATGCTTTGTTTTCCTCCTTAATTCTTCTCATACCATTCTTTAAGCCACTTTTGACTCCGTTCATAGTCGGTATTTTCTCCTATAATCTCTATACCCTTTACAGGGTCAAGTATCGTTCTAAAATCGCTATTGTAATAAAAGCCATGAATGAATAGCCAATCTATATAACGACAAATTCTCTCTCTTTCCTCTAGTGGATATTTTCGGATAATTTGTGCACACTGTAATAGTTTATCATTCCAAATCATTTGACTAAGAAATATCTTTAAAGCCTTGCACACATCAAAATTTTGAGTTAATATATTCTTTACTTGTTTGGAACAATCTCTCTCTTCTATTCTGTTTATCACACGGATAATATCTGAGATGTTTCTTTTACGCTCAGTACCTTTGTATAGTTCCATTACAGATTCAGAACAGAACACATCTAGTAAAGGGAATATGTCTATTAGCAATTGATTATCACTATCATTAAGATGTGCTATCATATTTAAGTCTGTGAACCATTCTTCGTCATAAAGTTGTAACATCTTTGATACATCGTTATTATTGATTTTTAATATTTTCATGAGCAATCTCCTCTCTTCATTGTATCTATACTATACCATAGATTAAAAGGATTGTCAAGCGATTCGTTAATAGTCGCAATATTCTGAAAACTTTTGGTGCAGTGATTGGCGAATATTCTGACAATTCTGAGTAAAAGGAAAAGCCTTTCGGCTTTTCTTAAACGATTCCAAATTCTGCTTTAATTTCCTCCAAGTCCCTCTCTAAAGCATGGGCGACTTCTCCATCTTCTGTATCTGTACCTAAAGAGTACATATCGTAGATATAGTCAATCAGGTCATCCATCTTATCATGTTTTCTGCACAGTTTAATTATGTCTAAGTCTGAGTACATATCTACAAATTCTTCTGGTGTTATTTCCATTGTTGCTAAAATTGCCATGTGTTTTATTCCTCTCTTTCATCAGTAAATTCTATAAGGCTATCAATGTGTTTTATGCACGAATAAATATTCTCAAAATCTTCTTCTATGTTATCAGCAAGAGTCGCACATTCAAGCAAGGTCATCCTGTCTTCTCTATCATAGTCCAAAAGCAAGTTTATTAAAGGTATTTTAATTGTACTCACTTCATATACTGAGGAAAAGATTTTCTTATAAAGGCTCATTTTCGCAGTATTTTGCAAGATTGTAAAAAGCTCTTCCTTTTGTTTTTTAGTATATCTATCTGTTTTAAAAAGATATACAACATTTGATACCTTACTTTTCATTGTTTCCACATCGTCGGCAAATTTAATAGCAAGACGAACAATCGCGCCAATCTCTCCATAAGTTATACAATACTTTTTTAACTCCTCTAGTTCTGTTAAAGCACTTTTTAGGTAAGGCTCAAAGGTAAGATTTACGAAATCCTCAATATCTAGGATATTATCACTAAAGTACATTAATCTTTCAAAATCAAGCATATTAATCTTTATTTTTCTCATGGGTTTTCCTCCTTTATTTAATCCTATTATATCATGAGTAGCACTCCTTGTCAAGTGTTTTATCAAAGTCTTAATTGTCTGAATATTAGGTGAACACTGCACCCGCCCTGTCAAAATATTCTGAATATTTAGGCGAAAAAGAAAAAGACTGAATAATCAGTCTTCTTCTTCATTCATCCATCTGCCAAACCAAATTCTTATCCTTTACTATGTCTTTTATTTTTTATTGTATTCATGATTTAAACTCCACATCCTCTTGAACTGCATAAAGATATTTCAAAATCGTATCGGCTACACTATATGTATATCCCTCTGCAAATAATATTGAATAAGCCTCTGTCCAAGAAAACATTAGACTATACAATAGCATGTCTGTGTTTTCTTCCCAAAAATCAAGACACTCTTTGAAAAATGGCAACCAATTCTTAATGAGTATTACTACATCCTTTAAACTGAGTGTATTATCTGCTCCCTTTATTATTTCTACGGCAATATTTATATATGCTATTGTTTGATTTGTTAAAGGGTCAAAGGCATTGCTTTCATCTTCTCCATCTATTTGTTCGATAATATCCATCCATAGTAGATAGGCTTGAGTATTAGTAAAACCATATCTGTTATACAAGAGCATTAAAGCGTAGCAAGATTCTGAGATTTGTTTGTTGTCATATTTCTTTGACATTTCGTAAAAGTGCGTTATAAAGGTTTGTTCCTCAAGAGATAATCTCTCAAATTCTGCTATTTTATCTAATAGGCTCATGGCTAACTTTCCTCTCCATCCATAACAAACTCTATCTGAGATAACATTTCAAAGTCTTTCATGTCCATTTCACCATGATATGCCAAATAGTATATAAGGCTAAAATACTCAAATTCTCTCTTGCTCTTGCCTAAGAATAGTTTTACTAGTGGTATGTCGTTGAACTCAAAGTTATTGTCAACAATATAATCTATTACATCTATATTATCACCATGGTTTTGAATAAACTTGATAACCTCTGAGCATGGAACTTCTTCGTCTTCTTCCTCTAACCTGTCCATTAGCTCACCTATGTTGTCAAGTGTTAGTTCGTCATTGTTCACCATAAAATCTCTAATAATGCGTAGTCCATAACGACCCAAGCCTTTTTCAAATTCAAGGATGTTAATCATCGCTTTTTTGAACCTGTCGTCAAGTTCTGTTAGATAGTCGATGTCCAATGGGTCAAAGCTAGTGCATTCCAATGCGTTTATCAGTTCTTCTACATTAATTTTTACCTTATCATTCATGTTGTTTACTTCCTTTCCTTATCGTATCTAAAGTATACCATGGATAAGACGGCTTGTCAAGAGATTTATTAAAGTTCTAATATTCTGACTATTGCCCGCTGTCTGAATTTTCTGACAATTTTAGGTGCAGGAAAATTATAATATTCAGACAATTTGGGTATAAAGAAAAGAGAACCTTTTCGGTTCTCTTAAAGCAAGTATATAATGATAATGATTAAAAGCATTGAAATAATTCTAAAAACATGATAAGGTTCAAAATTGTCTTTGTCGCTAACCTCTTCATAGATTAGAGCAAATATTTGCCATGCAAGATATAGTGCAATCCCAATGAATGCGTATATAGGCGATAAAAAGTGGGTACTGATTACGATGATATACAATACTGATTTTATACTTAAGAACCTAATTAAACCCTTTTTATATTGCCTTAACTGTTCCCTAAGCATGGACAGATTGAGAAAATCTTCCATAAAAGCTATCAAAATAAATACCCAAAATAAAACATTAATCATTGTTCGTTCTCCTTTGTTTATTTTCTTTATTATAGCATGAAATCGTTTCTTTTGCAAGTCCTTTTATAAAGTTCCTCTCTTCTGAATTATCTGAAAATACCGCACCAAGAATTGTGCGAATATTTTGTTTACTGTTATTTGTATTTTGTATACAATGTACATTATGACATTGAGAATATTCTGAAAATTTAAAATGTTTCTTTATTGGGTTTGCATACTGTATATAAAGTCACAAAACAAAAAAAGAGGGTTAACCCTCTTTTATTTGCTTTAACTGTTCCAATAGCCATTCAATATTATCATCTAGCCATTGCCATAGTGTACCTTCATCGACTTCATCCGAAAAATTGTCCTCGATTATATGCACTAAGTCATAAAAACACTTATGCTCTAATGAATAATCAATAACTTCTGATATGTTATTAGGAAAACAAGCCTCTTGTAAGTATTCAAACAATGGGCAATCATACTCTATATTAACTGATAACATATTCTATACTCCTTTCGCTTTCCAAAGTGTGACGACTAAGAACATCACCCAAACAATTAATAAACCTTTTGTTGACTTTTTCATTTTCCTTGTCTACCTTTCCAAGTATCAATGAATACCTTTATCTTGTCCTTATCCTCTTTCACCCTAACCTTTTTACAGTGTCCACTCTTCCAAGGCTTGCCGTCCACAATGAGGCTCAATTCCTTTTCTTCATTTCGCCATATAGATTTAGGGGCAGATATTGGAACAGTAATATCTGAATCTAGTTTGTAACTTTCGTACAGAATAGCCGTCTCAATCGCACTATCAGACAATGCCGTGTGTTCCTCTATAAAGTCTATATCTTGTGTAATGAATCTGTAAAGGCTTTCAGCATTGGTAGAGTAATTAAAACTCTCTGTAAATAGTCCGTGTTCCTCACAAAACTTTTTATAGTCTATTGTGTTGCAGATTGTGTTCATTGCATAGGCTCGAATATCCCTCACCTCTACATCCTCCAAGGGGTTAGCTACTCCGAAAAAATCTGAGTTAAAGTTTAAAACTCTTTCATCAAATGGAGAATTAAAAGCATATACATAGTCTATACCATGCTTTTTAATATCGGCTCTCAGCTTTTGGCAAGCATGTCCATATTTTTTCATAGTCATTTTCTTACCTTTCAGCTTGCTTATATATATAGGTCTTTTTTGAGCATAATAGGCTGTTTCAAATAATGGCTTATTATGATATATCTGTTCAATGACAAAATCCTCATATGCTAGGATGTCCAAAGTGTCAAAATCCATTATCATATAACCCAAGTTATAGCAAAACGGCTTATTTGTTGATATTGTTTCTGTATCAAATACTAGTACATTCAAGTGTTTGTTTCTCTCCTTTCTTTACCTTTTCGGTATACCTTATTATACCATGGGTTAATAGGAATTGCAAGGACAAAATATAAGTTCTAATTTTCTGATAATTCCCATAACACTGCACTCTATGACCGTCGATTCCTGAATTGTCTGAATATTCTTATTATTCATGGTTTATGTATTTTGTATACAATGTACAATGTGCGTGTCAGAATATTCTGAAAATTCAAAGCAAAAGAAAAGTCGCACTGTTCATGCGACTTTGAATTATGTGAAATGTCTAATCTCCAAACACTTGTCATATTCTTGAAAAAACTTAACAAGAGAATTATAGTATACCTCATCCTCATCATTAAGCGATGTACCTATCATTTGATAGAATTTTCGAATAACTTCTGAGTATTGCTTTTCGTCTATCGCAATAGATATTATATAGATATTCGTTTCGCCCTCTGATAATTCATACTCTAAGTCCTCATACTCATAGTCATCAGTCGCATAATCACTTGCTCTAGTGCTAAGAATGTATTCGATTTTATCATCGCCTATACTTTTAAGGCGATTATAAAAAACTGATTTTGCAAAGTCTTCTGCTTCGTCTAATAATTCCATATCGCCCAAAAATTCAGCAATCGTCAAACCATAAACGCTTTGTGTTTCATAAGTTGCGTAACCATATATCCCATATAGAAAATGTAATACCATTTCTTTACTCCTTTTATCCAAACAAGTATTTACCATCGTATTTTTCAGATAATTCCATGAGATACCATAGTTCGTTACCTTCCCAATGATGTCCGTTCCATGCTTGAGCCAAACCGACTGTTTTTCTCAATATCTCCATTGCTCTCTCTGAGTCATTACTACACCATAACTCACCTAAAAGGGTTATAAGGTTTTCGTCGCCTTGCTCTAGGATTGTACGCAAGGCTGTTAAACTTTCAGCCTTGCAATCATCCCTTAAAAAGTATACAACATCTTCAATCGTTGTAGTGTTATCAAAATTAATTCTTGCCATTGTTCTTTTCTTCCTTTGCCTTTGCTCTTTGCTTGCGTTCCTCTGCTAACTCCTTGTACTCCTCTGCTAGTTCGTATCCGTCAAAGGGTTCGCCCTTGCTCCCCTTTGGAATCTCTACTTTGACTCTTACAAACAATTCTGCTCCGTCCTCAGTGATAGGAAAACAAAAACTATTCGTGGCAATCCTCAGCACTTCTTCATTTTGCTTTTCTAAGAATATCATTAACTGTATTAGATAATTTTCTCTTGATTTTTCACCTTTTGCCATGCTTTCACCTCACTAGATACCCTATAATTACAACCACTAAAGCGAAAATTATGACGATTGCTACAAGGGATAAATATATTAGCAATGGGATAAAAACCACTGTCCAAGAATATATCCCAATTCCACAACATTTTAGAATTAGTAAAACCATTGTTGCGATTACTATGATAGGAAAAATATTAAGGGAAATGCTAATCTGCTTATTTTCGTTCCTCAATGTTCAACCTCATTTCTTTTTCAAGATATGGGCAAGGCTTTAAACCTTGCCCTTTGCCCTTGCTTTTAGTCTGTAACCTCTACACCCTCTGTAAGTGCGTATAGGTAAGGTGTGCGATTGTCCACTACTGCAACACTCCCCTTTTCTCTGAGCGTCTTTAGGATTGTTGATACCTTTTGTGTGCTTGCGTCTACCTTTTCAGCAATCTTGCTTGCCGTCATAGGCTCACCATTGTTGCCAAGTGTTTTGAGGATTCCCTCTGTTACAAGGCTATCCTTTTCACTTTTCTTTGCCATTGTTTCAGCTACCTTGTCATACTTTGCCTTTGCAAAAGCGATAACATCCTCTGTAATGTTGTTCTCTGCTACTGCTCTGAAAAATTCATTCTGTGTCATTTTTTACCTCTTTTCTACTATTTAACGGATAGCTCCATTCCTTTATCTTATATATTTATTTTACCACGATTTTTGCGTGATGTCAACCCTTTTTTTCAAAGTTCTACTATTAAAATTCTTTTGAATTATCTGATAATTACGACTACTTAAAAGATTTTAGAATGTACCCAAGGTAGAACTATTGAGTAAAAAGTATGAATACTTGCAAAGGTTAACCAAGAAAAGGCGACTGCGATTCCCAAACCCTTATATATTCTCTTGCGTTTCTCTGTTAATCTGTATCTTTTCATATTGTGTATTCCTTGCCTACTTCATAGGGTATACTATTAGCTTTAAACCTTTTTAAAAACTTTTTATTGGGTAAAATTCTAGTCATTCCTTGCGTTATTCTGATTGACTCCGTTTCCTGTAAAATTTGTAGGAATTTATCGGCTTTAATCAGTCGTAAAGCCATGTTCTCAAAACCCTTTACGCTTCTTTGATATGGAACTGTTCCATAAGCTACAAACAAGTGCGAACCCTTTTCTACAAGGTCAATAATGTTGTCAATTCTTCCACTGTTCGTCTTAATCTCCAACATCTCCATTTTGCCGTTTACCTTTACCATGCTATCAAATTTACTATGCTTAATATCGGTTTTACGGCTATTCTTTGAACAGTGTTCCAATTCAACGACTTTTCCAAATCTTCCCTTATCTTTTGAATTGTCTAACAATTCTGCAATTTTCTGCTCCCTTGCTTTTTCGTACTTGTTCATAGCTTGCACTCCCTTTAATCAAGTATGCTGATATAGTCCAATGCGTCCAATACTCCCTCAGTTGCATAGTACATGCTTTCAGTAGGTATCACTAACCCATTACTAAAAGGAATATCCAACACATCATCAATAAGATAATTCTGTTCTCCATCGTTCCACTTGCCCTTATCTTCGCCATACTTTTGGCAATGGAACTCATCGAACTCAAAAGGGATATTTTCCTTTAGCCATTTTAGTTTCGTGCGTCTAGTCCTCATCTGAAAAGCCTTTGAGGGATTAGCCTTACTCATCCAAGTGATAATACCAATAGAGAACCCTCTTTCTTTGAGTCTGCGTAACTTCAAAGCTAGTTTCTGAGGGTTACACATCGGCTTTGCTTGTTCATAAGGTGTTACATCCTCATTCAATAGGCAATCAAGCCAATCATTAACGGCATAAGTGTTTGCAATTGTACCGTCCATATCAAGGTATATCTTCATGCTTTATTCCTTTCATTCGCCTTGTAGGTCGCTAAACCTACAAGGCTACATAATACTACTGCTTAGTGATTAACATGTCCGTTTTCGTCAACAATTCCATCATCTAGCTTAACCAAGCCATGGTCAAGCCAATTGAGCATGATGTCCACAATTGGTAGGTCCTCTGCGTATATCTGCACAGCTAGATTGCGTGTGAGAACTGATGGTGTGAAATAGTCATCACCTCTGCCCATTGCCTCTGCAAAGTCCTCAATAAAAGACTCAAGCTCATCAGAACTCACCTCCATTGCCACTTCCTTAGCCTTTTCAGTTGTCCAATCCTCTGTTAAAACCATTACTTTTACTTTTTTCATTTTAAACCTCTTTTCTTTATCTTTTGAGCCTAACCCAATCGGCTAGGCTCTAACAAACCAATTTTTAATATTCAATATCTAGCTGAAATAATATCTCATCTCTATCGAACCATAGCCAATCATTAATGACAGTTTCGTCCATAGGCTCATCACCAAATATCTCTTCGACTAGTTCTTCCAATTCTTCCATTTTGTCATGTTCTCTTATGATGTCCAAAGTAATCTCTGCACTTCCCCAAGCATTAAACTCTGCGATTGTTATCTCTTCATATACCTTTATCATTCCTATTACCTCACTACTTCATTACTCTTATACTTGCTTTATAGTTGCGTTCGTGTTCCTCACTCCATATCTCTTTTATACTGTGTGATTGTATCCCTTAACTATGCTCTTATTATACACCCTCTTGATATACTTTGTCAAGCACTTTTTAAAAATATTTTTCTTTTTCGTTGCTTGTGTTTTCTATCTCTTTGATGTATTTATATAATAGCATAAGTATGTAGGAATTGCAAGCGAAAATTAAAAGAAATATTATTCAATCTAGTGCGACAAGTCGGACCACTCTGACTAGTTTGAATTGTCTGACAAATAGGAATGCTTTGAATAGTCTGACTTTTCCGGTAATTAAAGGGGGTAGGTTTGGTATATTTGGTGGAATATTCTGACAATTCGGCACGGGGCGTAGTAAATTTTCTGACCGAACTAAATTTTCAAAATACATTAAAAGCAATAAAAATATATTAAACCGAAAATTCAAAACATTCTGAACATTCAAAAAATTTGACAAGGCAAAGTTTCGTATGGTATAATAAAAGTATGAAAACGAACAAAAAACTAGATTATACCTTAAACACAGCAAAAGAAAGACTAGAGGCTTTACCAGTCACAATGTCTGAAAGAGAAGCCGAATATTACGCCAACTATGTACTCTATGCAGACCATGAGAACAAGAGGTACGGCTTAAAAACAAGATGGGATGGTGAAGCTACAGCAGCGGGTGAGGAGGGTTATTCCATTGTCTACCCAAAGCAGCATAGAAAGCTAAGCCGTAAGACGGTCATGGAAAAACCGAACTTCTCAAAATATCAAGACCTTTGGTTCTCACTTTGGAAAGAGATTGATAGGCTTGAAGCCCTAATTGCTTTAGCACAAGCCAGACCTTTAAGACCTAAGCTTTTAGAGCGTCTTGGTTATTGTAGCATAGACCCTAAAAGCCTAATTCCGGAAGCGAAGGGTTTAGACGAACAAACCGTCAATAATTATAGGGTTCACTTAATCCAACTAAGAACCCTACAATACACTTACTTGGATGCACTCGTAAATGGACCAAGTCATTTTTACTCCTTAACGGCTTCAAAGGGTGGCTGGTATGAGACCTTTACTGGTTTCCGTACAGTCCTGCCGTTTCAAAGCCTTTCGCTATACCATGAAGGTTATGAAAAAGCAGAATTGGAAAGCACGGATTGGGCACTTAAGGCTCTCATGGAATTGGACGCTCAAGACAAAATCCCTTCAAACCGTTCAAACGGCTATGCCTTCGATTTCCGTAAAGCCGAACATGTGCAAAGCCTAATTGACCTCTTTTTAGACCTTGAAGATGTCCTAGCGAAAGCCGAAGTCGATAATGAAGCGTCCCTCATGGCGATTCCTCAAGCGATGCATGATTATCTCCTACTATACGCTGAAGAGGCTAATCTATCGGAAGCTCAGGCGTTGGTCTTCAAGGGTAAGTGCCTACAAGAGTCCAATACCCAAATCCAAGCGAAAATTAAGCAAATCCTTGGTATCGACTATTCGCTTCAATATATTTCAACCATCTTTACGAAGCAAGTCGTAGCCAAGATAGTAGCCGCAGCCGAAAAGCATGTGCGTGAATTGGAATTTGTTACGTATGGACCTCAAGTGTTCAAGCGTTGCTCATGCTGTGGTAAGTACTACCCAAGGAATACCGATTACTTTAAGAAGAGGTCTACGAGAGCCGATGGCTTTATGGGCATTTGTCGAAAATGCAGAGACAAAGCCGTTAAAGAAAACAAGGAGAAATAAAACCATGAAATTTTTACATACATTGAAACAAAGAAGATTGCATAAAAGGCTTTTTACTTTTTTAGACCTTTTAGTGCAATTAGAGCCGACAGAGGCTTTAGGAGTCGCAAAGGCACTCAATCTCAAGTTTATGGAGTATAAGGAAGCGAAAGCCGAAGGTCTTTCCTTCGACGACATCCTATCAGAGACGGTAGACGGGTTCATTAAGGCTTCTAAGAGAACCCAAAAGAGAATCCTTAAAATCATGAAGGCGGCGACTAAATAATGCAACCTAAGATGCTAATACCGAAAGAGCAGGCTAACCAGAGCGGCTCTTGTACTTGTCAGAAGTGTGGAAAGGAAAAGCCCATCAATGAATATGTGGCAGTGAAGCATTTTCTATTTCCAAGTGGTCATGTGAGTATTTGCAATGAGTGTATTGAGGAGCATTTAAGGGGTCAAGGCGATGAAGAAATAGTCGATTGGCTTAAAGTGGACTTATTATGTCAGGCAATAGACATCCCATTCATACCAAAGCAAGTCCAACGATTAGTAGACATTAATGGAGCGAAGTTCTTTCCTATCTACGCCAAGATGATGTACACTAGTGAATATGAGCGTTTCGGTTGGAAGCCCTACTTCGACAAATATAAAGAGCTGAAAGCCAAGGATATGTTGAGTCGTGAATTGCCTCTTATCAATGATTCCTATTATGATGATTTGAGGTTACGTTGGGGCGAAACCTATGACAACGAAGAATTGGTATATTTGGAGAATCTATACAATGGTATCTTGTCCTCTTATGGGGTAGAAGGTTCATTGGAGAATAACAGCGTACAGAAGCTCTGCAAAATCAGTTTGGAGATTGATAACCGAATCCGTAGTGGAGCCGACTTTGACAAGCTAATCCAATCCTATGATAAGCTGGTAAAGATAACGAACCTAACGCCAAGCAATACCAAAGCCGATAGCGACTTTAGTTCTATGGGCGAAATTGTGGCTTGGCTCGAGAAACGCAATTGGATTAATCCGTGGTATAATGATGCCAATAAGGATATAGTGGACGAAGTTATTCACTCTAGTCAGGCTTATGTACAAAGGCTATACACTAATGAGGCAGGTATCGGTGAAGAGGTAACAGAGCGTATTGAACAGCTGAAACTTGCAGCAGCCTTAGATAAGGCAGACCAAGACCTAGAACAGAAGCGACTAGCCGAAGATATAATGCTTGATGTACCAGATGTAGACCTTGAAGAATGGGATATGGAGTCTCTTCAGGATTATGAAGAAGAGGAAATTGACGAAGCCTTAGAAAGTGGCATTATGGGGGTATAAGGATGAGACTACCGGGAATAGAAACAGATATACCTCAACAACAGGAGTCACTACTACCTGAGCGTTTCGGGGTTCCAATAGAAAAGGACGTCCCATTAACAAATGAGAAGATGTTGGCATTAGAGCAGAAGATGAGAGAGAAGTTAGCCATTTATTCTGCTTATCCTGATATATGGGCAGATGAGATTCTAATACCAACAAATTCTTCATTCTCTTGGATGTTCTACCAAAGAATCATTTTACGCCAATTAGCAAGGATACCACTCAACCATATTACGGCAGCTCGTGGAGTATCGAAGACATTCCTTACTCTGTTCGCTGCCTTCCACAGGTGTATATTTGCACCAAAAAGCTCATTGGCATTTGCAGCACCATCAAAGACTCAGTCAGCCCAAGTAGCGAAACAAACTGTAAATGACTTACTATCTCGTTTCCCACTGTTAAAGCTTGAGTTAGACGGTCCTCCAATATCAGGTAAGGACTATTTTGAGGTTCGTTTCAAGAACGGCTCTAAGATTGAGATAACGGCTGCTTTAGAGACTACTCGTGGACGTCGTTTCGATGCTATCAATGTAGACGAAGCTAGAGACCATAAAGCCGAACTGGTAAATGGTATTCTAGTACCTACTGTATCAAAGGTTAGGGTTACTGTGGGAGCAGGCAAAATTAATCCATACGAAAACCATCAGATGCAAACCTATACTACATCGGCTTCAGCGAAGTCCAGTTATAACTATGAAAAGGTTTTAGATACCTTGATTCGTATGATTATTAATCCAAAGGCGGCTTGCGTATTTGGTTTGGACTATAGGGTTCCAGTAGTAGAGGGCATATATCCTGCATCTTACGTTCGAGACCTTAAGATGGACTCTACAATGAACGAACAGTTATTTGCTAGGGAATATCTATCCATTTATACACAAGAATCCGATGAGTCTTGGTTCAATTTTAAAAAGCTAAATAATCATCGTAAAATTCAGAGAGCCGAATGGCAGGCACAAAAAAGTATTAACGGAAGTGAATTTTTTTACATTATTTCGATAGACGTTGGTAGGAAACACGATAACACTGTTGTTACAGTGATGAAAGTTTTCCCTCGTAAAGATAAATACTATACGAAAGTGGTGAACATTTTCGTATTAGGTCGTAGTAAGAAAACAAAGCATTTTACACGACAAGTTATTGATATGAAGAAGATAATCGCTGCTTTTCAACCGAAAGAGGTTATTATCGACGCAAACGGTATAGGTGCAGGTATCATAGATAATATGGTAGAAACACAAACCGATGAGTTTGGTGTTACTTATCCGGCATATGGAGTATTCAATGACCCTGATTATCTTAAGATTCAGCCACCTGAAGCAGAGAAAATCATCTACGCTTTCAAGGCGAATAGTAAGATAAACAGTGAAATGTTCGGTAACTGTTATAGCCGAATCGAATCGGGACTTGTGGACTTCCTCGTGAAAGAACAAGACGCTCGTTCAAAGCTTCTATCTACTAAAAAGGGACAGAAAATGTCGGTAGAACAGAAAACCAAATTCTTGATGCCTTACGAAATGACGTCTAAACTATTTGAAGAAATGGGTAACTTAAGATTGAAGAGAACGGGTTCGGGCTTAGATATTAAACTAGAGCCGATTAACTCTCGTTTCCCAGACGACAGGTTCTCAAGTCTATGTATAGGCTTAAGAAGGGTTAAAGAGCTAGAAGAGGAATATAAGGAGAGCCGAAAACGACTATCTCGCAATCCAAGGAACTTAGTATTCTTCAGTTAAGGAGCTATAAATGACCAAAACAAAGAAACAAAGTGAGCCACAAAAAGTGGAAAAGAACTATACCTTAGATTGTTTACGAACTTCAATGGGTATGCTCTCAGATGGTCGTTTATATGACGACTATTTTGAAAGATATGGTTACCGTAAGGATTATACGATAGATGATGTAGAAGCCATTTTATCAAGTGGTGATATTGATTCTATGCGTTTCTTGTCTCAAACGTTTTACAGCATCAGTGGATACTATCAACAGCATGTGAACTATTTCGCCACTTTACTCAAGTATTGTGGGCTACTAATTCCAAATCCAAAGCTAGGCGGTTCTCTCCAAAATAACGCCCTACGAAAGAAATACTTTCATGCAGATAAGGCAGTAAGTAAATTAAAGCTTCAAAGCCTAGGTCCACATATAGCAAAGCAAGTGCTTTTAAATGGTATTTGTTATTATGCAGTGAGCGAAAAGACAAACAAAAACATAGAACTTATTGAGTTACCATGTCGCTTTTCTCGTTCTCGCTTTAAGGCACAGGACGGGCATTATCTAGTAGAGTTTAACGTAGAATACTTTGATATGTTAGACCCTATTGTACGACCTTCCGTATTAGGAGCTTATCCGGCAGAAGTATCAGCTTACTATGAAAGCTGGTCAAGAAAACGAGAAGGTTCAGCGTGGCTATTGCTACCAGACACAGTCGGTAGAGCTTTCGTATTATTTGAGAAACAGCCTTTATTCCTATCAATCATTCCTTCCATTATCAAGAATGAGAGAATGGTAGATATAGAGGATAAAAAGCAGGCTAACGAACAGAAGAAGATTCTTATTACCGAAATGCCTCACTTAAATGATGGTAAATTGGTATTCGAACCTGATGAAGTGAAGATAATGCACGATGGTGCGGCTCAAATGGTACAGAAATCTAATGATGATGTATCTGTGTACACGACTTATGGTAAGGCAGAAGTTGCAGACCTAGGGGCAAAAGACGGACTGAATAATAAGGGAGTAGAAAATTCCAAGAGTAACATTTATTCAACAAGTGGAACATCGGCAGAGTTGTTTGCAAGTTCCACAAGCTCAGGTCTTAGCACATCAACTAAGCTACATTTAGCCACGATGATGACTTTAGGAAATCAAATCGCTGCCTTTATAGAGGACATTATCAATGAGGTTTATGGCAATGGGGCTGTTTCGTTTAGCTATAAGATGCTTCCAGTGTCTTACTTAAACGAAAACGACTTTATTGATGAATCTCTAAAACTAGCAACGAATGGTTATCCGCTATTGATACCTATGGCAGCACAAGGTATTTCGGCTCATGAATTGGTGAATATCAAGGAAGTTGAAAATGATGTGCTGGAACTAGGGGAAGTCTTAAAGCCTTTACGCTCATCCTACACAGAAACTGAAGCGACTCAGTCTGACGAAGGTGGACGACCTACTAAGACTACGGAGAAAAAGGCTGAAACGACTATCAAGAAAGACGAAAGTAAAGATAGGAACTAAGGGGGTATAACTATTGAAGACAATTCCAAATAGTTTCCCTATATCTATCTTCGACCTAGAGGAATCTGAGGTAGTGAGCCAAACTATTACCAAGAAACGATGTGGAATCTTTTATAAGGGACACAATCGAAATGGTGGCTATATCACAGACGAATTCGCAGACAAGCTATTATCAACTTTAGCTTATACTCCTATTAAGGGAATATTCAATACAAAGAACGACGACTTTGAGGGTCATGGTAAGAAAAACGATGAAGGTCGCATTTACGGCGTAGTACCAGCCGACCATAACTTCGCTTGGGAAGACCACGAAGATGAAGATGGCGTTGTTAGGACTTATGCGTGTGCTGATGTTTATCTATTTACTGCACTATATGAAGAGGCAGAACTTATAGATGGCAAAGGTCAGAGTATGGAACTGTATGCACAATCGCTTAAAGGAGATTGGACTGAGGTTGATGGCAAGTATTGTTTCGTATATACGGATGCTTGCTTCTTAGGACTGCAAGTATTAGGGGATGATGTAGAACCTTGTTTTGAAGGCTCTGCGTTCTTCTCTAAAAAGGAGAATCAGTTAATGTTTGCTCTATTAAGCCAGTTGACTGAGAGGATAGATAAGTTAGAAACGGGAGAAAAACAAATGAACAAAGACAAGATTGAGTTTACTCTTTCTAGTAATGAGAAGTTCAATAGTCTACAGCAGGCTATGAATAACGAAGAAACTTGGAGATTCAGTGTCATTGATTATTTCGATGAATACGCTCTAGTGAGAGACTGGGAAGAAGGGAAATTTTACAAGATACCTTATGCCTATGATAAGGAGTCAGATGCCATAGCTGTATCTTTCGACAATAAGGAAGAGGTATTCCAAACATTTGTCACAGCAGAGGACAAGAACATGTTGGTAGAAAAGTACAATACAATTTCTGCGACAGAAATCGTTGCCAATGTGGAACACGAAAAAATAGAGTCTGATAAAAAGTTTTCTGCATTAGAACAGAAGAACGCTGAATTGTCAGAACAGAACGCTGATTTTACTGAAAAGGTAAATACCTTTGAGGCAACATTAGCAGAAAAAGATGCTGAGATTCAAGAACTAAGGGAATATAAGAATTCTATTGAAACTCAGAACAAGAAAGCAGTAATTGAGAAATATGCAAGCAAGCTAAGTGAAGAAGTTATTAACACCTACACTGAAAAGATGGGTGAATTTAGCCTAACAGACCTAGACAAAGAACTTGCTTATGAGCTTGTAAAGTCAGACAAAAGCGTATTCTCAGCAGATACCGGTGCAAAATTCACTCCTATTGAGGAAAAAGAAAGCGGTATGACTGCATTACTATCTAAGTATAAGAAGAACTAGGAGGAAAATATGGCTAATAAACTATTAGAACACAAGAATTATGCTCAGGTGGAGCTAAACAACTGTGCTTTCCGTAGAGATGGAAGAATCGTAGCCGACTGCATAGCAACAATGGTAATTCAGAACGGAATGCTAGCTCTTGTTGATAGAGTGAAGAAAACAGCAAAGCCAGCAACTAGTGTACCAACAGCTAATGAACAGGCTGTACTTGTATACAATGCTGAACACATGCCTTCATCAACTTTTAACCGTCTATGCGATTATGTTTCTCAGGCAGGAGACGGTATAAGAGGTGGACTACTTTCAGTAGGTGACGTTTTCACAACAAACGCAATCATGTATGATGATACAAAGTATCCTACAGTTTCAAAGATTGCAGACGCTCTAAAGGCAGGTACACCAGTATACGCCATTGGTGGAGATGGAGCAAGTGCAGGATTCTGGCTAATCACTAATGCAGTAACTGGTACTCCAACAGTAACAGGTATTGTAAAGGAAGTAACAACTACACCTGATGGCTATCCAGCACTAAAGATTGTTATTACTAAGGCATAAGGAGAAGAGAGGAAATGAATAAAGAATTTAGAGAATTAGCACGCAACGCCGCTCTTAGACAAGCACCTCAGAACTTTACAATCGAAGATGTCAATGAAGCTTTTAGAGGAGAGCTAGCTAAGTATTGTACTTCAGTTTCAGCGTTCCTAAAGAATAGATATGACCTATTTGAGATTATCGTAGAAAACGTGGACGCAGTAGTACCACAGAAGCTATCAAAAGACCTAGAAATGATTGCAGAAGTTCAGCACGTAAAGCAGGGACAGAAGGCTGTCTTCAAGGTAGGTAATCGTCTTTCAAAGATGAGAGCAAAGAAGTTCCTTACACAGGTTGCTCTATCAGGCGTGTACGAAACATTCAGACTAGATACAACAGCTTTCGAACTACCAATGCATGCAATTGGTATGGGAGCTACAATTGACTTCGAGAGACTACTTGACGGTCAAGAAACTCTAGCAGATGTTATCGACGTATTTACAGAGTCATATGAGGATGCAGTTATCCTTGAAGTACAAAAGGCTCTTCGTGCAGCAGTAAACAACACACAGATGCCAGCACCTAACAAGGTAATCACAGCCACTTTCGAGGCTGATAAGATGGCTAAGCTATGTGCTGTTGTGAAGAAATACTCTGACAACGCAATTATCTTTGCACCAACAGAGTTCATTATGGCTATGGGAGCAGACGCTATTGTTCCAGCAACAACAGCAGTTCGTGGTATTTATTCACCACAGGACATCGAAGCTATTCACAACACAGGAATCATCAACCTATTCAGAGGTGTTCCAGTGGTTGAACTAAAGAACAGCTTTGTAGACCCTAACAATGAACAGACTTGGCTTGACCCTCAGCTTGCATATGTCCTACCAGCAGGTAAGGAAAAGGTTGTAACTGTTGCTTTCGAGGGAGACACTCAGATATACAGCAACACAAATAGAGACAACTCTATGGAGATTATGACTTATAAGAAGATGGGTGTAGGTATCAAGAGTTACGCTCAGTTCGGTATCTACAAGAATCAGAGTATCGCTCAGACAATGTACGAGGCTTAATCATAACTAGATAGAATATTGGGGCAGAGTAAAATCTGCCCTATATTTAGAACATTTATGGGAGAACACTAATGAGATATAGTGTCGTTATAACTTCGACAAGAAGCCGAGTAGAAATCGGCTCTATCTCAGGCAATGAAAGGAAGTCTAAGCCTGTGGTTCAGTTATCAAAGGAAGGAGAGCTAATTGGGATTTTTCCTTCCATATCACAAGCTGAGAAAAGAACTGGGATTAGACATATTTATGAGGCTGCACATGGAGAACGTAATACAGCAGGCGGTTTTGTGTGGCAGTTAGAGGGAGATTATTATAATGGAAAAAGTAGTTAGAATTGAATCAATGGTTAATGCTCAGGTATCTATTGCTATACCTACTCTAAACCTAAGAAGAAGCTGGGAAAGAAAGGGAGCAATACAACAGATAGAGTTTAAAGACCTAGAGATGGCTTTCTATGAGCCTGGTGTAGAGGGACTCCTAAGAGGTGGAATCCTTTACGTTAATGATGAAGAAGCAAGAATCGCTCTAGGTCTTGAAGATAAAGAAAATGGCATTAGCATTATTAAGATGGACGCTGCTAAGAGTAAGGAAGTCTTAGAAGAGATGTCACTTAAGGACTTCAAGGAATTGCTTGAGCAACTTACACCAAGCCAAATAGAGGACCTTGCAGATGAAGCTGTTAAACTAAGACTAACTGACCTTAACAAGGCAGAAGCAATCAAGAATAAGAGTGGCATCAATGTAGCAGCAAAGGTACTTGCAGCTAAGGAAGACGACGCAGAAAAGGCTAGTGCTGAGAAGAAATAAGAGGTAAGATAAATGGTTGCAACAGAAAAACTGTTTAATGCTTTCTTTGTGTTATTGGAGTCTGATGAATGGGAAGGCTGGAGAGACGACTATATGGAGCAAGACCTAACAGCATTGATGATGGCTGCTATTCCATTCTTTAAGTTTCCTCGCTGTTCCTTAGAGGTTACAGAGGATGGCAAGAATTTCGTAGACGATAACATAACGAACACCGAAATACAGATTCTTGCTCACTATATGAAGTATGCTTGGTTGGGTAGAGTAGTAGATTCTTGGGAAAACCTAAGACCACTATATACGGAAAGAGACTTTTCTCCGGCTCAACAGTTAAGTGAGTTTAGGGCAAGACAGACTGAGGTTGGAAGAATGGCGAAAGAGTTAGAGGCTGTCTATTATAGGAGCAGAGACTATAAGCCGTTCGACTACACAACATTGGCAGGTGTATAATGAAAGCAGTGGAAGAGGCTTATATCAATAAGCTAAAGAATAAACTTTTCGGCTGTCTCTGTGAGAGAGAAGGTGGTCGAGATTGGGAACCATTCCTTGACTCTATTCTTATAGAGCTTATGGGATGGGAAGAGAATAAAAAGACAATAGACTATTACATCATTTTCTATAAGCTATCAAGCTGTAGATACCTCAGTTTTACTTATTTTAGGAAAACAATCTTTGATGTAATGAATCTATTAGGTCGAAATATAAGGGATTAAAATGAGTTACTACAAAGATGTATACAAAAGAAGATTGAATAGACTGGGAACTAATCCTACAGAACGACTAGAGATTGGGCGTAGGAGAAACTTTGATAGGTTTTTACACGCTTCTCCTCACTATTTAACCTTTAGTCATCAAGGTAGAGAGATAGAGTGTGTATTTGAACCTTATCGAGAAGATGAGACAAAGAGAGTTATGCAGATACTTTGTGATGTAAGAACCGTCTTTCAGCCGGGGGAGATACTCTTCATAAATAATTGGCACTATATGTGCTGGTACTGGGAGGAAAGACGTCAAAGCGGATATAATAAATTCACTGTATTAAGGCTTTCGCATCAAATAACTTGGCATAATAGAGATGGAAGTACTTGGGAGAATCAAGCCTATATATTCTCACAAGAGAACAATATGCTGAAAAATGAAATAAAGTCTAGGTCAAGAAGTGCGACTCTTTATTTAGAGAACTTAAAGCTAGAATTTATGATAATGCCAGTAGACCCAAACCTAAAGATTAACTCCTATCTTGAAATGAACATATCAGGTATTGACCATTATTGGAATGTAGAGGGTATAGACTCCGTGTCAACGCCCGGTGTTATGTACGTGTCAATGAACCCAGTTATGAAGAAAGACCTAACACCAATGCCTGAAAAACAAGCAGGAGATGATGATAATGACTTCTTTTGGGGAGGACAAGTAGAGTAATGGCACAATTAATATCACAAGTACGCTATTTAGGCGAAATGGGTACAAACCTTATTGGTATCACAAAACGCTTATTAGCAAATCAAGATTTATTAAAACTATTATTTTATACGGACAAAGACCCACTAAGTCAGCCACCTGTTACGAAGCAAGAGGCTTATAGTCAGGGTTATGATGGCGTAGTACGTATCGTGCCTATTATTGATGATATGGTGGAGCTAAGTCGCTCTGTAATCACTCTAAGAGTATTAAAAGGTATTCCACCTGCATCCAACACAGAGGCTTTAGATATTTACTTTGCTATCGAGATTTTTGTACCAAATTCACAATGGATTATAAAGAACGATAACTTAAGACCTTACGCTATTATGGGTGAGATACAAAAGTCGTTGGAGAATAAGGAGATAAACGGCTTAGGTAAGATAAAAGGAGCAGGGTTTGAGTCTAACTTCTTTACTAAGGAAGTATCTTGTTTCGTTCTTAAGTATCAGATTACACAGTTCAACTAGGAGGTAGTATGGATATTCAAGCATTTAATTTTATGGGCGAACCAGTGCCTTATAAAGCTGGAATATTCTTTTATCCACCAACGGTTAAAGACGTAATGTGCAATCCACTTTATAATGCGTTTGAAAAAGTGCTAACGGTTACTCAGGAGGAGCTTTGGGACGAATTGATTCAAAAAGAGCAAGAGGATTACACTATATCCGTAACAACGGCTCCCACTCCTTTTGAGTATCTAATGGCAAGTTGTCACTCCTCTCCTGACTTCATGTCTGTGACACAAGGAGCATTTGAGTTCTTTTTAAAGGAGAAGGTAATAATTAGTCCGTCTCAGAAGATAATACTATTTGAGAAAGACTTGCTAAAACTGTCGGATGAAAAAGAGCCGACACCACAACAGCTTCAGTCCATAACTCGTATCTCCTCAGACGATGAGTTCTTCGATTTTCAGAATCAGATAAGGGAACTTTTAGGGAAAGAGAAGGTCGAAAGACCCAACCCGAACGAAGACCCGTATGTAACGAAAATCAAGGCTAAAGGGCGTATGAGAGAAAGACTAAAAGCAAAACAAAACAAAGGTGATGGAATTACAATGTCTGCAATGTTGGCATCACTTTGTTGTAGGGGAATTGGAATTACCCCACTAAATGTTGGAGAGATTTCTTATTTCGCTGCAATTAAATTATCGTCTATGTTACAAGCGAAAGAAGAATATGAGGTTGCCGTTAGAGCCAAGACAACGGGCTTTGGTGCTAGTGGTGACGTACCTAAGCATTGGATAACTACATTTTAAAAAATAAGGAGGCTTATTAATGAGTATTCTTGACAAATATGGCATCAAAGAAGTAGCTGACGTAACTTTCTACTCTATTGACGCCAACACTGGTAGACCAAGAACACCAGTTCTATTCATTGATACTGCAAAAGTAACAACAGTAGAGCAGTCTGCTGAGAAGAGCGAAGCTACAGGTGGACAAGGTAATCCTGCTCTAATTAGCTGGGACTTCGGTCGTGAGATTACGCTGAACATTGATGACGCTGTATTCTCTCCTAAGTCACTTGCTATCATGTACGGAGACGGCACTGTAAAGGATAAGATTAAGGTTAATGACCCTGCTAAGGATGATGGTGGACTTCTATACAAGACTATTATCTACACTCCTTCAGCAAACGCAAAGCCACTTACAGAGACAGTGATTGACGGTGTTAAGTACAACCTAACATCAGTAGCATACACAGCAGCTGACTCAGTTTCAGGTGGAGCTAATAGCGATGTTAAGGCAGCAGACCTAAAGAAAGACACAAAGTATTTTGCTTCTTTCTACATCAAGCCTACATCAGCTTATGAAATCACAGTATCACCTGACAAGTTCCCTGGTGCATATTACATCACTATGGAGACTTTCGCAAGAAGTGAAGCTACTCTGATGGATGAACACTTCCAGATTATCATCCCTAAGGGCAAGATTTCTAGTGAATCTACTATCTCACTTGAAGCAGGTGGAGACCCATCAGTATTCTCTATGAAGGTAACAGTTCTAAGAGCTAATGTTGATGGTGAAAAGGTAATGATGAAGTTAATTCAGTTCAGCATGGGTCAGGCAGCAGCAGACACAGGCGTAGCACTGGATACAAGACTTACAGCTCCAGCAGCAAAGGCTTAAGTCTAATTACTGAAAATGGAACGGATAGGGTGCTTCACCCTATCCTTTTCGGAGTTTAATATGGAAAACTTAAAATTTGCGTTCAAAGAACTGTACCAATGTGTTTTCACTGCTGAACAAGAAGTTAAGATAGGCGATTCAACAGTCATGCCACAAGAGCCGATAGTCGTGTTCGATAACATTCAAACTCTTGGATTACAAGAGATTAAAAAGAGAGCCGACGCACTAGGCGGATATGGTAATCAAGCTTGGGTAAGCTGGGAATCATCAGAGAAAGTTATTATAGACTTTACTCAAGGAGTCTTTTCAAAGGTTCATTTAGCCTTATTAGGTAATGGAATGATAGAAAAGCAAAATGTGGAAGTGCCGATGTGGGAAATCCTTGAGGCTGATGAAGATAAGACAGTTACGTTAAAGCATGAACCTATATTGCCGAATATGTGGGCATATGACGCTGGTAATGGAAAAACATTAAAAGGAACAGTTCAAGAGAACAAAATAACATTTAAAGATATAGAGCCATATACCATGGTTCAAGTGTCATATCATTATAAATATGACAAAGCCGATACAATAGTAATCGGTAGACCGTTACTCCAAAACTACTTGAAAATGACGGCAAAAGTGAGATTAAAGGATGATATAACAGGGAAAGTTACGACAGGAATTATTAGTATTCCAAAGTTGAAGCTAATGTCAGACTTCTCTATGAAGATGGGAGATAAGGCTCCACCAATGTGTGGAAGCTTTAGGGTAATAGCATTTCCAGTAGGAGACCACGGACAACAAAAGGTTGCCGAGCTTATCTTATTAGGGGAAGACGCTGACCAAGACCTTTAAAGGCATTAGCAGAATATAAGCTAGTGCCTTTTTATGTGAGGAAAAAATGAATATAAAAAAAGATTTTACACAGACGGTCAGGGTCAATACTAAATCTGATATGTCGTCTGTGGTACAAGAATTAAATAATGTTCGTAATGCGGCTAAGAATATAGTACCCGACAATGCGTTTCGTGGTTTAGATACGCAAGTCAATGCTACGATACAAGCTTTAGAGAAATATAAGGCAACACAGAGAACTTCCTATAAGAATAATAGAGAGGTTGAAGCTTCCGTTAAAGCCTATCAAGACTATACGGCTCAAGTTGATAAGCTAGTGAATAGCATTAAAAACTTGGATAAATCAAGTCTTTCTCTTAAAGGTGGTTCACTTGCATCTATTTTTCAAAATGGGGCACAGGCTTTAGAAGCATATGATAAGGCTTTAGATAATATTGCAAAGAAGGCATCTACACTTGGAGTTCAGTTAAAGCAAGGTCTACAGCTAGATGTAGATAAGTTAATGGGTGAGATTGCCAACGGTGGTAGTGGTAAAAAAACACTTGGTAATTTAAAGTCTCAGAACACACAAAAACTAACTAAACAGGAAGCTACATCAGATGCTTTAAAGGCTGAATACTATGGATTAGAGAAACGAATTCAAAAGAGACAGGAACTGGCTGGAATAACAGATAGAAGTGTTGCTCAAGAACGTGAATATCAGAAACTATTGACTTCACAGAAAGAGGATAATAGCAGATTTAGCTCTACTAAAAAGGCATTTGATGATTCAAATAGAGCAATAAAAGACTTGACTCAGAACGCACAAAAGCTGAAAGAGATAGAGAATACTTTAAATCAGCTAGGAAATGTAAAAACTCCTTTCCAAGCTATCAACGAAGGACTAAAGAAATTAGGTATCAAGGATACAGTTACCGATATTCAGTCCTTACAAAGAATTCTTCATAACCTAGAACCTGAAAGAGTAAAGACGCTAGACACTTACATGAATCAGCTACAAGCAAGTGTAAAAGGTGTATCAAATGAAGGTGAAAAGGCTGAAAAGGGCATCCGTGAGCTACTGCAAGGTGCGGATAGTGCCAACAGACTTGATGCTCAGATAGATAGTTTGAAGAATAGTATGTTGCACTTCTTCTCTCTAACAAACGGTTGGTTCTTATTCAAGAAAGCCGTAAGAGAAGCGTATGATACTATCAAAGAACTAGATAAGGCTATGACAGACATCGCAGTCGTATCTGATTACTCTTTAGGGGATATTTGGGATAAGAGACAAGAGTTCTCTAAAGCTGCGACAGACATGGGTGTAGCTACTGTTGACTTAGTAGAAGCTACAACTCTATATGTACAACAAGGTTTAGACTTAGACACTGCTATGAGTGCGGCTATCGAAACTATGAAAATGGGTCGTATCGCTAACTTAGACGGTGCTGAGGCTACTAACCTTATGACAGCGGCTCTTCGTGGTTTCAACATGGAGATGAATGAAACTATCAGGGTTAATGACGTATATTCTAATCTAGCCGCAAAGACAGCGTCTGACACAGAAGAAATCGCCATAGCTATGTCAAAGACGGCTTCTATCGCACATAGTGCAGGAGCGTCATTTGAAAATACAGCAGCGTTCCTAGCTCAGATTATAGAAACAACAAGAGAAGCACCTGAAACAGCGGGTACAGCCCTAAAGACTATTATAGCTAGATTCCAAGAATTAAAGAAAGCTGTCGGTGATACCGTAGAAGTTGATGGTGAAACAGTATCCGTTAATAAGGTAGAAAAAGCCTTAAAGTCAGCAGGTGTTGCATTACGTGATAGCAAGGGCGAATTTAGAAATTTTGATGAAGTTATATTAGAACTATCAAAGAAATGGGATAGTTTAGACATAATGACTCAGAGATATATAGCTACTATATCAGCTGGTTCTCGTCAACAGTCTCGTTTCCTTGCTCTAATGTCTAACAATGAAAGACTTACTCAGTTAGTCGGATATGCAGCTAATAGCTCTGGTGCGTCACTTGAGCAGTTTAATAAGACAATGGATAGCTTGCAATCTCAGGTTAATAGGCTAAACAATGCTATTGATATTTTCTTCACGAACTTAGCAAATAATACAATAATCAAGCTGGCAATAAGTTTATTTACAAAGTTTTTAGAGGCTATTAATGCCCTTATGTCGCCTTTAGCTAACTCAAATAATATCATTGTACAAATGATGGGCAGTATATTAGAGTTATCTATGGTTATAGGAACATTCAGAGTGGCTGTTTTAGCTTTAACGTCAGGATTTGATGTTCTGCTAGGAAAGATAATGAAAAGCACCGAAGCTGTAACGGGATTAAATGCGGCTGGAAAGGCAGCAACCGAAATGACATGGGCTCAGCGTTTATCTGAGAAGAGCAAGATATTAGGCTTCTTAATAACTAACCTTCAGAATTTACGAGGTGCAATAAAACAGATTATAACTTCACGAATAACGCTTGATAAGACAGCTTTAGCAGCAAGTAAGGCAGAGTTCTTAATGGCTGTTCGTGCAGGTGAGGCAAGTAAGGCTATGGGAGCTCTTGGTTCAGGCACAACGACCGTTATTTCCGGATTAAGTGGATTAATTGGTCCTGCTGTTGCAGTAGTTGCTACACTTGGAATCCTATATTTAATGCTTACAAAGGATGGTAAAGAACTTAAAGCCTTAGAAGAAAAAGGTAAAAATCTGAAGGACGCTCTAAGTCATACTAAAGAGGCTATCGGTGAAGTAAGTAAGGCTTCTGAAAAGCTAGAGGCATCTAAGAAAACTCTTCATAGCTTAACCGAAGGTACAGTAGAGTGGAAACAAGCACTATTAGAAGTTAATCAGCAAGTGCTAGACCTAATAGATAAATACCCACTATTACAGAAGTATTTAACTAATAAAAATGGTGAATTAGGAATATCAGAGAAAGGTTTTAAAGTTTTAGGTAAAGACCTTTCAAGAACAGCTGACTTTCAACAAACTCAAGTAGCGAAGAATAACCTTGCGACTCAACGTAAGAAGTTTGATATAGAAAAAGAAAAATACTATCAAACTATGCTACCCGGGACTGGTGAAGAAGTTGCTATTAAAAAGGCTGCTGGCAAGGGATTCTATAAGTCAACCTCTAATAAAAAGGGCAGAGAACTATGGGAAAAGTTTAAGGAAGACAATGATATAAAAGGGTCAAATCTTTCTGATGAAGAATTTAATAAATTAGTTCGTGAACGTAGGAAGGTAGAGGAGGCTGAGCAGAATCTAAAAGCCTCATACGACAATTATCTAATTTCACAGTCAGGAGCTATAAAAGACTCTGACAAACAATTTATCACTAACTATCGAAAATTAGAAAAGGAAAAGACTGGCAGAAAGTCTGGTACTGATGAATATGCGGATAAGGGAAAGAATGACTTAGTTAAAGAATACGCTGAGCTAATGAATCTAAACCAAAAAGCCGTTCTAGAAAAGCTAGAAAGCAAAGAACTAACAAAGGACGATTTACGTGACGCTCTTGCTGAGAACTACGATTTAGAACAATCTAAAAAGCACGTAGAGGACTATCAGTCAAAATATAATAAAGCTATAACCCAAGTCGGGAAAGATGATAAAGATACCTTAAGCAGGTTATTGTCAGGCAAAGGACTAACCGATGAAGATATTAAAAGAATTGGCAATGTAGAAGAGTATTTCAAAAAGTTAGGAGTATCAGCTAGTGATTTAGGAATCGACCTTCAAAAGTTACAGAACCAATTCGACAACACTAAAAAAATGTCAGCTAATGCACTAAAGCCATTAGAAGACTATAATAAAGCTATCTCTGGCATGGTATCAGAGTTACTTTATCAAGCTCAAAGCAAGAAGGCTGGACTAAGTGCAGAGGCTAAGAAAAAGCTAGTAGACAATATTACTGGAGTTGAAAATAGAAGTGATAAGGGAGAAGCCTTCACTAAAATTATTTATGACTTATATGGTCAAGCTAAAGACTCCAAGACTACAAAAGCTTTAAATAAATTAGTAGAGGACTTAGATACAACAAACTCTCAAAGCGTTTTAGAGTTTGCAAACGGTATAGAGAAACTTGGTCTAAACATGGATATGACTAAGGAGCATTTCCTAGAGTTAGTAGAGGTATTAGACAAAGTAGACCCTAAAGCCTTAACAGAAAAGGCTAATACTGTATCAGGTCTTATATCCGACCTTGAAAAGAGAGATGGTACAAACCGTAGCTTTACTCAAGAACAGTACAGCCAAATTCTTGAGAATAGTGGTGGTCAAATATCAGCCGATGACTTCTTCTATGACGGTTTTAACTACCAATTCTTAGGAGACAACTTTGCCGATGTATCTTCTATCTTAAGAGAGCAGTTAGCTATCCAGTATCAGATACAATTAAACACTGCTCAGAAGCAGGTTGAACGTGGTGAAAAGATAGATAAACTATACAATGACGATAAGAAAAAGTATGGCAAAGATACTTTCGCACAAAGAGCCGAAAAGATAATGGCAGGAGATATTAGTAAAGAGAGCATTACAGCTAGTGATAGTACATGGTTAAGACAGATGGGTCAAGACATGAATATTGGCAATATGAAGAATCTGTCTAACATGGGTATCTACAATAAGATACAGGAAATGCTAAAAACTAATTACGGTTCTCAAGGTGCTGCCTTCTCTGAAAACAAGGCAAACTATAAACAAATTCAAAAGATGGCAGGTCAAGGTACTCTTGGACTTAGAGGCGTTAATGGTATGTATAATTCTACGTATAGTAGAATACAGCCACAGGAGTATGGTAAAGGTGTTGACGCTGATAACGTGGTACAAGCTGTACGTAACGGTAACAAGAAAATTGGCGATAAGCAGATTAGTCAAGAAGATATAGATGCTGCGAAGGACTATGACGCTGCTTTAGAAACTGTCATTAAAAAGAATGGTATTCTAAAGTCAGAGATAGACGCAACAAAGGCTTCTCTAAAAGAACAAAGAGGTGCTTTAAACGATACTGATGTTGAACTAGAGAGAATTGCAGTATCAATACTAGAGGCGAATAAGAAGTTCCAAGAGATGCAACAAGCTCTTGGTAGTAGCTTTGATAACTTAGATAAGCTTGAAGCAGGTAGTTCTGAGTATGTAGATACGCTCAACAAAATGGCAAAGGCTGCTAGTGACTTCTTTGGAACGAACATTAGTGCTGACTTTGTTAATCAGAACCTAGACTTATTCAGACAGCTGATAGATGGTGGAGATGAAGCTGGAGCCGCTCTTGATACTCTAAGAGAAAAGATTTCTATTGATTTAGCAAGTTCTCTTACTGACCTTAATGCCATAACAGATGATGGTATTACTAAGGCTGAGGCGTTACAGAATATTATCGACACTATCAATGGTATGAATATTCAGATTGGTGGTAGTGCAGACTTTAGTAAGATTCATGCTCAGTTAAGTACCTTACTAGGAAGTGCAGACAAAGCCGACCAGTTCATTAAGAGCATGGGTTATTCACTAAAGTCTAGCGTTGGTATGAAGTCTGTTAGTTTCAAAGTACCAAGCAAAGTTGGACATACAAAGAGTGGATTTCCAACCTTGGACTTTAAAAATCAAACCTTTGATATTCCTGAGGTAACTTGGACAGCTACAAAGACAGATCCAAGTGCACCTACCCTATCACACGGTTACTCCGGAGGTGGAGGTCGTGGAGGTGGCGGCGGTGGTCGTGGTCGTGGAGGTGGCGGCGGTGGTCACGGTGGCGGAGGTGGCTCTGCTAAAGAACAAGAGCCGTGGGAAGCTAAATACGACTGGCTATATAACCTCGTACGCAAGACCAACAAAGAAATCCGTGCTAGAAACCGATTAGAGTGGGAATATAAAAAGATATTAGAACTTGAAGGCAAACAACTTGGTGACGCACTACGTAATAGAGAGTTACAAGGAGCTTCATTAAGAAAACAACTTGGCTACTACCAAGAGCAAAACGTAAAACGTAAGCAAGAAGCGGGACAGATAATGTCTAAATACTCTGACCTTCAAGGATACGCTAGTTTAAACAGTGAAGGCTATGTCCAAATAGACTGGAACGCTATTATGGCTTTATCAGGTCGAAGTGGCAATAATGAACAAGGAAAGCGTATCGACGAATATATCAAAGAGCTAGAAGAAATTCAGAGCAAGATAGAGGCTACTGAAGACCAGCTTATGAATATCGAAGACCAGCTTTACGCACTAGAACAGCTTGGTCGAGGAGATGCAAAGAGCTTAGAGGATAGAGTAATTGCTTCAATAGTAGCTCTAAGAGAAAAAGCCATCACTAAGATGCAAAACATCAATGACTCTATCAATGATGGAAATGACAAACTACTTGCAAAGATACAAGAGGGCTTAACAGAGTATCGTAATAACAGAGAGCAAGATAAACAGCTTAAGGAGATTCAAAAATCTGAGGGCAAGATAGCCTTAATGAAAACAGATACCTCAGGCGTAAATCAGCTTGATATACTATCTGCTCAAAAAGACCTTGATGATGCTAGACAAAGTTATACAGACAGTTTAATCGACAAGTCTATTGATGAAATGACTAAGCAGAACAGTCTAGCTGCTGAACAAAGACAATACCAAATCGACCTAATGACTGCTCAATTAGAGTGGGATAGAGAGAATGGTACAATAGCTAGAGAGGCAGCTGAAATCATGACCGAAGCTATTCGTACTGACAATCCTAAGACAATGACAGATATGCTAAAGGAAACAGAAATCTTCCAAGGCATGGGCGTTATGTCTAAAAAAGAATGGTCAGAGGAACTTAATAAGAGTATTGAAGGTGGTTTTAGCTACTGGATAAGCAATAATACTCTTGGTGGTTCTACTAAGGAAGCTCAGGAAATGACTAAGCGAATGGCAGGCAAAACTATCAACTTTAAAAATGCTCAAGGTACTATGGTAAAAGGTGTCGTTAATGGAGATGGTTCAGTAACAGCTCAAGAAAGTCACGGTAAGCGAACTTATACAAGAGTAATGCAAGGCTTTGACGGTTCTTGGTATCAAGCTGCTGCCGGAACAGACATCGCTAAGGCAGATTATGTTCCACCTGCTCCAAGACCAGTTACAGTATCTTCAAGCAGTTCAAGTACGCCAGCCGTAACACAAGACCTTATACAAGGTATTGCTGAAGCGATTTGGGTATATGGCTCACAGTCTGGTTGGGGAACTGACCCTACTCGTAGCCGTGACCTAACAGCCCGCATTGGAGCAGCAGGCGCTAGACAAGTACAAGACTACATTAATAGAGTAGTTCAGTATAGAGGTGCTCAGAAGAGTTGGTCATCATTACCTAACTACTTCAAGGGTCGCTTTAAGACTGGTGGTTTAGCTGACTTCACAGGACCTGCTTGGCTAGACGGTACAAAGTCTAAGCCTGAAATAGTCTTAAACGCACAGGACACTCAAAACTTCCTAGAGCTGAAGAATATCATGGCAAGTTGGAAAGATGGAGTTAAAGCTCCTAAGGGTGATGTTTACTACGACATCCATATGGAAAACACTATCGACTCTGACTATGATGTTGAACAGATGTGGAAAGAGATGAAAGAGCAAATCAAGAAAGATGCCCAGTATCGTAACGTGAATAACGTAGGATTTGGTAGGAGATAAAATGAGTATAATCAATCAAGACGGGCTAAACGGAAGAGACAACTTCCTAGGCTTTACCTTTAACGGTAAGCATTCTTCCGATTTTAGAATAGTCCGAGTAATAAATGGAGACCGAGACGGGCTAGAGTTATTCTCTAGTCCAATCGACTCAATAATTGGTATAACGGGTCGAGATGGTGGACTTTTCGTCAGGTCTACTAAAGACTCAAGAACTTTTCTTATCAACTTTGCTTTTGACGACCTTCGTGAAGAATCCATACGACAGCTACAAGAGTGGCTGTCCTTGGATAACGAGGGAGACCTAATCTTCGATGAATATCCTTACAAGGCTTATCGTGGGAAAGTGACAGGCTCTCCTGTTATAAACTTTATCGCCTTTGAGGAAGATAGAGTCCGTGAAGTGGGTACTAAAGGAAGCTTAGATGATAGATTATCTGGCGACTATGACGTGACTGAAGTTCCGGAGAAACATTGTCGAGTTTATAAGGGAGAAGGTAGTGTCCAATTCACTTGCTACAATCCAACGGCAAAAAGTGTTCATTTAACTAATGAAGATTTTAATGATAAAAATAAACAGCTATGGATACAAACGAGTGGTATTTTAAAATATCAAAAAGATAGTCCAACAGACAGTTCGCTATGCTTCTCCGACCTTAATAAAATCAGCAACGCTGACGGTGCGAACAATGGCAACATCAGAATATATAACGGTGGTCAAAAGCCAACGCCAATGAAATTTTTATTGAGATTGACAAAATCGACGACAGCAACAAAAGATAATATCATGTCCTTAAAGCTAGTGAAAAACGGTGTGCCAACACCTTATGAAGCTATGTATATTAATCTAGGAATGTTGAAAGAGCATTTAACAGAGGATGAGGAGTATTTCCTTATTGACACCCAATTACATCTAATATTGGGCATAGATAAAATAAAGGGCGATGATAAAAAAATTACATATAGAGAGAAAGGAAAAATTTGTAATTACGCTTTGGTTGCTGGAGATTTTTTCAACATACCTAAGCAGGAGTTAGATGATGAATGGAGTATCGTGATTGACGGAGCAAGACCAAATGCGTCGCCTTACTATCATTCAGGAGTATGTATATGGTACGATTATTTGTACTATTAGGGAGTTATTATGGAGAAACAAATAGACAAATATGAAATATCTATTTGGGAAGATGTGGCAGATAGTAATATCAATGCTTCATCTTTCATTGAAAGAAAAATAGCTACAATAGGTGGGGACTCAATGGACTCACCTGTTAAGGCTTTCAATCCCGTTTTAACGGAAAATATCAATGGGCAAAGAACGCTTACATTCCAAATAGCGAGGAAATATCGCAATGAGGAAGGTGAGTTAGTTTCTAACCCATTTTTAGGTTTATTGGTTGCTGAGCGTAAAATAAAGTTACGTGATGGTGCAGCCTATGACCTAACTGAGAATGGTGCTTATAGTGCCGAAAAAGCTAAGAGTGAAGATACAGACGAAAGATGGAAAGACTTTCTTATTAAGAATGTTACTGAGGATAAACTATCTTACATAAACACTTATGTTTGTCAAGAACTTCACGTAACAGAACTTGGTAAGAATGGATATGGTGTTGTATTAAACACTGAGCTAGAAAATAACTACGGAACACTGAAAGACCTAGCATCTAAGGTTCTAGTAGGTAGTGGCTGGAAAGTTATTTGTGAGAATCCACCTGAAGAAAAGACTGAGCAATTATTTGCCCTAAGAATGACTCGTGAGGTAACAGTGCGACCTTCATTCGGTGGACCGTCTGAAACGATGCCTGCCAATACTGTCCTTTACTTCTTCTATTCAGATGTAGAGCCTTATGAATCAAAATGGATTATTAAGATAGGTGCTAAAACGCCTCAAGTGCTAATCAAAAAGGGTGGAATCTTTACCCTAGACGATTGTGGTGACAACCATACTATTGTTAATGATGACTATAGATATAGCTATATCCTTGAAGAAGATTACAGTGGCGTTATCGTGTATCCAGTAGGTTCACCTTTAGACCCATCTCATGCAGGGGCTGCGATACAAGGTAAAAAGCTAGTAGAGTCAGACTATTCTCACTATGAGCCAATAGCTAAAAAATATGTAACAGACTATATAGAGAAAGGAACAGGAGAAGCCGTTTACGGATATAAGGAAACAGAGTATGTAACGACTGATATAGTAAAAAATTATCTTGCTAACCCTACTAACTTTACTAGCCATGTAGGTTGGGGTCCAACGAATACTCTTCAGTTCAGGACTTTCCCAGTGTTAGAACCTACTGACCCTAATTGGAATCCTGTAAACTACATGGTGCTTCCTCAAGTTACTCAGCCTACTTTCTATTACAATGAAGGTGCAGTAACACAAAAGATGAGATTAGTTAAGGATAATCTTTATGTTATCCGAATGAAGCTAAGAAAAGTTAATACAGCTGCGACTAAAGCTACTACTACTAGTATATCATTAGACACTCATTCTAATACACTTGGCTTATCTGTCGATGTCTGCACTTATAATAGACCATCGGCTCCAGTGTCATTAATAGGTGGAGCAATACCAGTGAGATTCCCTGCTTCAACTTCTAGTGATATGTCCAAGTATGGTTTCCCTCTAGCTGGAACACGAACTCCTTTTGATGGAACTCTAAGAGAATTCAAGAGTGATGAAGAGCAGTATATTTATGCTTATGTAAAAGCAACAAAAACGACAGCTTCTGTGGGTGAAGATGTGTACTTCATTCTAAACTCTAATGCTAAGGATACAAACTATCTATGGCATATATCTGATATTCAGTTCTTTGACTATAAAGAATACACAGATAGCAAAAATGTTAAGAAAGTGCTGTTCCTCTACGACACACCTGAGGGAAAGGCTATTGAGAATCAGTTCTTTTACACGGTAGATAGAACCTCATCAGTGGACAGAATAATAATGAAATCTTCTGACCCTAACCTATATACGGTAGTAAAACGACCTAACTATGAAGCAGTAAGGCATATAGAGATTGGTAAAAGTAACTATTTCAATAACATTAGTTCCTTAGCTGAACTATTTGAGGTATGGGTTCGTTTCAGAGTTAAACACGATAAAAGTGGCAACACTCTGCTAGATGAAAAAGGAGAGCCAATAAAAGAGGTTATTTTCTCAAGATTCTCTCCATTAGATGAGTATAACTGGGCAGGTTTTAAGTATGAGCAGAACCTAAACAGTATTCAAAGAACGACTGTTTCAGATGCCATTTCGACTAAGATAGTAGTAGAAGATAATGAGAATGAGTTTGCTACTAATGGTATCTGTTCTATAAGAAGAGCAATTGATAATCTAAGTGGTGAAAATACTATCTATAATTTTGACTACTATATCAACATGGGTCTATTAGATAGTACACAAATGTTAGCTGACTTTTACGGTTTAACAGATGATAACCTAGCCTATTACTATAAAATGGGCAAAATCAACAAGGTTCTTTTACCTCTATCAGATAAAATACAAGCTACTCTAGGTGCTTTAAAAACAGCTGAAGAGAACTATAACTATTGCAGTATTGCTATCCAAGACGGTGGTGTAGCTTTAGAAAATGCAATGAAGATTTATGAGGATTATAGGCGATTAGGTCTACCTCGTACTGAAGATAAACTGATTGCTGCTAATGTAGTTCGTGCCAAGATACTTAACTTTGAGGTAATGAAAGATAAGTATAAAGGTCAGGTTAAGGAATATCAGGAGCTATTGTTTGGTGTAGGTCAGACAAAAGAAGCTTACTTCTACAAAGGTTTTTGGTCTAAAGACAATCCTTATCCAAAGGGTTCAATCGTTCATTATGAAGATAAGATTTATAGAGCTACTGCCGGACATACTAGAAACGAAGAGCTATTTAGTGCTACTGGAACACTAGAGGCAGGATGGGAACATACATCGTCTATCAACATTTTCGGATTAGTAGAACAACAAAAGATTCTAATAGATTTTAAAAAGGCTCTTGAACTAAAACTATATCGTAAGTATTATAGATATATACAAGAGGGTATATGGCAAGGTCAACAGTATATAGACGACAATGAATATTACTTAGACGGTTATAAGGTTGCTAATCAATCAGCGTATCCTCAAGTTAATTATCAGATAGATGTAGCTGATATATCAATGACTGAGGGAAACAGTGGTTATACATTCAAGCTTGGTCAAAAGACATATATTGAAGATACAGACTTTTTCGGTTGGGTATATCTAAAGCCAAATGGTGAAGCTAATGGTAGCGTTAGAACGCCTTTTAAGAAAGAGGTTGTTGTTACAAGCTATACTCGTAACTTCGACAATCCTGCTGAAAACCAAATAGAGATACAGACTTATAAGAATCAATGGGAAGATTTATTCTCTCACATCACTGCTACTACTCAATCACTGCAATATGCTTCAGGTGGTTATAATAGGGCAGCAAGCGTTGTTCAGCCTAATGGTGAGATTAAAATGTCCTCACTACAACAAGCGTTTGAGAATAATGCGTTTGTACTAGGTAACGCTAAGAATCAAGGCGTAACTTGGGATAGTGGAGATGGTATTAACATCGTAGATAGCACAAATACAAACTCTAGGGTAAAGATTACCTCATATGGAATCATGCTTTCGACTGATGGAGGAAAGACTTGGACTACTGGTATTACTGGTAGAGGTATTAATACTTCTCATCTGTTAGCGGGTCAGCTAGATGTTAGCAAGATTAACTTAATAGGTGGAAGTGCAAATCCAGCTTTCACTTGGGACACTCACGGTATTAGTGCATACTTACCGGATGCTGAAACTGCTGGACTAGGCGATAATGGTCAGGTATATGTACGCTATAATAACTTAGGTCTATATGGTACTCTACAAGGTGCAGCAATAGATAGAGCGTTATATAACTTAGGTGAAAATGCAACGATAGAGCAAAAAATAAAAGCCATTAATCCATATACAAGTTTTATGCTTACTTGGAATGGACTAACAATACGTAACCAAGGTGGAGCGACTTCTTTAACACCAAAGGGCGGCTTAGAGGTATTCAACCCTGATTGGCACTTTGAAAAACTGTTTATAGACAATTATCTATACAACCTAGACCCTGACGCTAAGAGATATAAAGGCTACTTAACGCCAGATAAGAAAGCTGAGGGTGACTTAATACCAGTCGTATCAGTTGGTAAGTTTTATGACGGAGACCCAAATACAGCTTACTATGGATTACGCCTAAGAAATGAACGAGGAGAGGTTACTGTAACGACAGATAACCAAGGCAACCTAAAACTACTAAATCAGTTACAGGTAGGAAGCAAGACTCCAGTTACAATCGGTGGCAAGAAGATTTATCGTTACGCTGGTATCAATGGACTTGATAACGGAAACGCTGTCGAATCTATTTCGTTCTACGCAGGATATGCTCCTACGAAAGATTCAACTAAGCCGGCTGATTATGAACCCGCTCCTTTCAAGGTATATAACAGTGGTCGTTTGGTAGCTACTCAGGCAGAAGTCACAGGTACTATTAAGGCATTAGAGGGTGCGTTCTTAGGGAAGATTACTGTAGGTGCAAATGGAGAAGCAGGCATAGACGGCTCAAGCAATGCTCCTTATGCTTTTTGGTCAGGTGGAGCGACAAACCCTTCTTTCTACGTAACTCCATCAGGTTCTATGTATGGACAAGATGTTCGTATTACTGGTAATAGTAGAATAGAGGGTGAGATTATAGCGAAGAGTGGTCGTATCGAACGGCTGAACTTAGATAGTAATAGCTATATCGGCAGTCCTAATACTACAAGTCCGTTTGAACTATTCTTAAATATCAATAATAGGGCTTATGGCGTCAATACTCTAGGTGAATACTTTGGTCAGTTAGCTGCAATATCAAAGAATCCTTTATGGACTAGTGATAGAGGAGAATACGAATCTCCAAGTCAGTACAATATCGTTATTGGCAAAAGAGATGGAAAATCAGAGATATTCGCTATATACAATCCTACAACAGTTTCTCAATCACAAGCTGTATTTTCTGTAGATTTAAAAGGTACGGTACATATCGCAGGTAATTTACACGCTAAAGATAATCTACTATTGAGTGGAAAAATTATTAGCAATAATATGGTGATAGATGGTGATAAGGGAGATATTCACGTAGGTAATAGCTGGTCTATTAACAGTGATGGTACGGCTAACTTCAATAATGTCAATATCAGAGGTCACTTAAAAGCAGTGAATTTCGGCTATGATTACTTATCGGCAGTTGGTGGAGAATTAGTAATTAGTCCTACCATCGTTTTAGAAAAGGAAATAACAGCAGGCAATCACACTGTAAACGGACAAAGCCTATATGGTGTAGTCCTAACAGACTGGCAAGATGAAGTCGGAAAACCAGCTTCTCACGGTCACGGACTATGGAATCGAGTAGATAAATGTGTCATTAACTTAGAGAAGAATAGTCAAGAAATAGAGGGAAGTGTGATTCACGCCCCTGACTTAGAAGAAAATACTTTCTTCTTAGAGCTACCTACAACTGTTCAATCAATGCCTAAAGGAACTTTTATCATTAGTAAGAGTGAGAACATAAATACTCTATCACTACGAAGCAAAAGCCCGTACGGTCCAAACATAGTAATGAGAGGACCTTCAGTACCTTCACAAAACAATCAAGATGTAGTTATCGGATACTTAGACCCAGCGTTAATGAATAGTACAATCATCAGTTACTTTGGAGATGAGCTAAAGGCTAGAAAGTCATATGGTTTAGTTGCTGACAATGCTTTCTTAACAGGCAAACTGTACATGCCATCAGCAGGTATTACTAATGAAGTAGGCACTAACAACCATATCGACACTATGGTTTGGGAAGAGGCGTCAGAGATTGCAGAACAAGACGATAGAAATGTTCGTTTTTGGGCAGGTGCTACACCAGAGAAACGCCAGTCTGCACCTTTAATCATTACTCAAGGTGGTGAATTATACGCTCAAAAGGGTGTATTCAAAGGTCAAATCATTGCAAAAGATAGTACATTTTCAGGTTCGTTAATAGCTTCAGGTGTAACTCTTGGATATGAAGGAGATACAAATCCACTTGATGACCCACATAGACACTTCTACTTCCGTTGGGATGAGAATTTACATCAACAAGCTACTGATGATGGGGACGATATTATCCCTAAGAACTATATTGCTGATATTAACCGAGAAGGACTACATCTATGGAGAGGTTTCAATATCTTCTCTAAGACACTAGGCGGTAAGTATCAAGGCACACAAAGCAATATCTACTACCCTGAAATAAACGACCCATTCCCTGCTGTTACCTATATTGACACAGACTCTAGGATGGTTGCAGTAGGTTTACAAGCTTTATCCGTATCAGATAACAATTCTGTACAAAGTATATCTATTAGACAAAATAGTATTTCGTTTGCAGAGTATCAGAAAGAGGGCAATTTTACAGTAATAGCAGACGCCCATAAAGATAATCAGCTAGGAAATATTTCCCTAGCCAATAGTAACTTACAGATAAAAACTGCTAATAAACTTGTTGTAAGTGGAAATGGGAATAATGAAGTAGGCTTAGAAGTAAATCCTCAAGGTGAAAGAGAAGTAAAAGCTGGCAACTTAACAAGAATAACTATTGGTGGTTCACTAGCAATAGGTGAAAAAATAGTAATCAAGCAATTAGCCGATGGCATAGCTTATAACTATATAGGAGACTAATATGAAACAAGGTATTTTTACAAAACAATTTGACTATCACGGAACTCCCGTAGAAGCCTTTATTCGTTGGGAGACAAACAGAGACAAGCACACTACCTTGATTAGAGGAGAGATGGGGTTCCAAGCCCCATCTTCCGAAAACTCAGGGGGAGGACAAGTTGGGCATACAAGTGGTCCAGTAGCTGAAGAAACTATTGTAGTGGGTTTCCAATGCGAGGGTGATATACAACAGATTCCTATTATTAGCAATAGAGATATTGGTGGAAACCTTTATAAGTCAGAACCTTTTGAAATAACGAGAGAAACTGATGTTATTCAAGAACGAGCTTCTTTTCAAGCTAATTTTTATGAAGGTGGACACTCAATCACTGAGATAGCAGGAACATTCCCACTAGACAAACTCTCTTCTAAGATTGGAACACCACAAAACCTTGATTGGTACGACGGAACTAATTTTTCTCGTAATGGAAGCAAGAAGAAGAGTCCACACGATAAAGAACAAGCTTTTGAGTGGATTTGGGAGCCGGCAGAAGATGGTATTAATAATCCCGTTGTCGGCTATGAAATAGGATATAGAGAAAAACAGTATACCACTTGGTCAGAAGACTATGCAATCCCTATAATGGTAGAAGATAGAGGATGGGAAAGAGATGGCGACCACTACTATGCTTGGATAAGTGCTGCTAAAATAGGACAAGGTACGCAAATTCAGTTTTGGGTACGAGCAAAGGGAGCAGATGGCACTGTTTCGGACAAAGTTTATTCTCAACCAAAGCTCTTTGGAACGCTATACACTCATCAACAAAAGGCAATTGCTCCACAAGTAATGGAGTCTTTACTCCATCAAGAATTTTATACACCACGACAATATCAGTTTGGGGTTGAATGTATAATTGATGATTCTACTCTTTTAGATGAACAAGGTAATCATATTGTGCATATTGAGTGTGAGTTTAATGGTAAAAAGATTCGTAAGCAGATTTCCATCCCTAATAAGGAAGCTAATTTTTGGACGGGTAATCCGTTTAGAAGTATATATGTTGGTTTTACCAATGAGGACTTTGGCTTGCTACCAAAAGAGATGGTAGGTCCTCCACAAAAACCTGTTATTACAGTAGATACAGGATACTATGCAAAGTCAGCAGAAGCGTATTTAGTCATCGGAAAGAATCTTACTGGAGGTAGTTTACTATTGTCACCAGAAAAAGGTTTAATTCTTGAACTACCTAAAATTGACGATGAATATGACTTAGTAGGATTTACAGCTAAAATTGAAGTTTTTGCAAGGGGTGCAGATGGTCCAGTGCCACTACTAGAGTTTGAGGCAGACCCAACCGATGAATTAAGATTAGAAATACGATACAAATTCTTCAATCAGCTTCTTATTGGAAAAACTAAACCTGCCGACGCTACCCCTATACAGCACAGAATCTTTGCTAGAGTATCCCTTGATTGGATGAATAATGATATAGAATACGAAAAGGACTTCACCACTTCTTTCCAATCAATTACAAGTGTCTTTATGTTAGATGGTGGAGAAAACTCCTATTTCTATTATTCAGAGGACGATTTGCCAGTATTGCGTAATAACTTAGCGATTAAGCTTAACATGATAGAACGCTATGATAACAATTCTCAAAACTTGTTAGAGCTAGTAGTCAATAAATCCAATGGCGAAAAGATTCCTATGCAGTTCTCAAATGTACAACCTTATCAGCTTGTAAATACGATAAGCAAAGCAAGCTTGGGAGAAGATGAAGATACTATTGAGGTGGAATGGAGGTTCTATCAAGTGGACTTGCAGCACTATACTCTAACTAGTTCAGGAAAAGCTTCAGCGTACCCTCAAGAGGACTTTAAGGTAAAGCTTCGTTCTATCACAGAAGCAAAGATTAAAGGCTTAACAGAGGGAGAAGATAAAGAGTTTCTACAGAATAACGATGATGAGAACTCAGCAAAATGGAAAAGTAGAGTAACTTGGCAACAAAGACACAACACTATTTTCTATATCCATAACGCTACAATAGAGATACCAAGTGGTCCATCATTTACCTTCGATGTTAAGAAAATGTTTAGAGCTGATTCGTCTAGTCAAGATATAGGATGTACTTTTGAAAATAAAATAATACTAGAACCATCAGTAAACGGCATGCTACCAAACAGTGGCGGATATAAAGTAGCAGAAGTTCATTTATTTGGCAAGAAGATAGAAAACTGTCCTATGATTGGCACTCTATTAGCACCAAATAAAAAATACATGTTTATCGTTAGAACTGAGTACTCAGAGGTATATCATGCCGGAAGAATCACAAGCGATACTCCTTTATCAGATACTATAAGTGAGGATTATGCTCTATTACCAATACGATACCTGTCCTATGCAGTAAGACCAAATACTTGGTGTGACCCAAAAGACTTGGGAGAAATTACAATAACGAGAGGAGAGAGGTAGTTATGATACTTAACACAAACTTTAACAATATATTAACTACATATCAAGGAAACAAAATAAAAATGGTTACGAAAGCCGTAACAGATAAGACTAGGGGAGCATACGGAGACGTTACATACTATTGTAGCGTCTACGTGTCACCAATTTCATTACTTGATAATGGGCAGTTTCAATATGACGAATCACAGACTTTACTTGTAGAAGAAACCATCCTACCTTCAAGTTTTGCAGGTGATGAGGCTGTCTTAACTTATCGAGTACCTTTTTATAAATTTGATGCGAAGTACGCTTTCCATATTTATACGAAAGACGAAAGAGGAAATAGTCAGCCACAAAAGACGGTTGAGTGTATCGGTATTTGCAATGAAAGCTCTAGTGCAAAAGTAATTAAGGGGACTTGGAATAATACAAAGCTAGAAGTAGAGGTAGCTGCAACCCTTGGTCATATAAATCCAAAGAATAAGACTGAATACCATGATTCTTGGACTGCATATATTTCAGCTATTAAAAGCCTATTAGGTGATATATCTTATAAATGGGTATTGTATGTAGGACAATCTGATAAAACTGCAACAAGTGAGACATTAAGTCATGTTATAAAAAAAGATGTTATCACTTTAACCGATGCAACTCAAGACTTGCATAAGACTTATGCAATCACTCACGACACAGCGACAGGCTTAGAACTCAATCCTGAATCAAGCTACTGTATGTATGCAAAGCTAGAGATAGTAGACACACCAATATCGACTACAGAGGATATTACACTAAATAGAGAATGTCCTTGGTCAGAGAAGCTATTGAGCGAAATATTTACTCCACCTTGGACAATACGCAAAGGAACGGTAAGAGCTTTTTCACCTTACAAATGGGAGAATATCAATACTGGTGCTATGGTTGTAAATAAGAGTTCGGCTAGTGCGGATGCTACTTCAACGCTAGCTCTTTACGATACTCATCAGACTACTGGTGGACAAGCTGCGAACACACCTAATATTGGTTTCTTTGATGATAAGCATAATCTGTTAGGTGAAGTTAAAGTCGATGACGGAATTGCAACGATAAAAGCAAAGGGGAACAGTCTCAAGCTTAGCGACAGAGGAATTGAATTAGCTAGAATCAAGCACGATGGCAAGATACGTAAAATTAGAACAGAAAGTTTTCATAGTGACGAGGCAGGAGAAAAAATTGGCTTTTATGATGAAGAAGTTTTAGACCCACAGGTAAAGGCGATGGATTCAACATTGCCTTATATGACTTTTGAAGTTTCTCCAAAACGCTTGGTATTGACTACTCCTTCATACAATGAGGGTATTGGTGATATAGAGAATTCGACAGAAATTCAGATTAATTCTCCTTTTAATAATGAGGGAACTTTCCAAAACGCTGGAGTAATCAAAAACTCAGGTCAGATAAGAAACTCTAAGTATCTTATCAACGAGACAAGTTTCTTAAATAAAATCCCAGAAGACCATCCTGATTTTTACGGTGGGAAGTTTGAGAATAAAGCACCTTTCCTAAACACTGTGGGTATTAAGGCAGAAGGATTGATTAGAGTAGATGAAGGAGCTCAAATAAATATAGAGCAAGGCGGGGGTATTGACTGCCTTCAGTCTTCATTAGACTTGTTCGGTGGTACACTTACTGTCAAAGATGCCAACGAGAATCAGTTTGAAATTCGAAGAATGAGTACCGATACTGGACTTAATATAGCGACTTCTATTTCTAATAGCAATTCCATGAAAAACTTCTTACTATTCTGTGCTGAAATTGATGGAGTTAAGAACATGGGACTGGAAGTTGAAGATGAAAACTACTATCACTTTCAGAATTTAGGACTTCTTAAAAACGCTAGTAATAAGGCATCGGTTCTATTCTCAATGGAAAAAGACCTTGACGGTGTAAACAAAGAGAATCTGCTACATATTGAACTAACAAACCCAAGTGTAGGAAAAATAGGTTATTTACATAATAACAAAGAGTACACCTTTGCAACAGAGGAATATGTACAAAGTTCAGCAATTAAAACAAGAGTAATTGATGGTTGGAATATAATAGAATACCCAAATAAAGTAGTTCAGATGTGGAAGAGGATAAAAAAGGCTGATTGTAGATATGTTAATGGTCCAACAGTATTGGGCAGTTTATATAGATATATTATGTCTAGCAAGTTACCAAATAATTATCTAGCATCTGTTACTGGAGCTATTGCTGACGGTACAGAGGGGTCAGGACATTGGCACTGTGGACAAGGAAGTGGGTTGACAACATCCAATATCGAACTGATTCTCTTCTCTGGTTCTTCTCAAGGCTTAAGTGCTACTTCAATGCCTGCTGAATATCCTACTGTTACAGTGTGGGGTATCGCAAAATAAAATTTGACTTTTCTCCGATTTTATGGTATAATAAAAGAAAAGACAAAAGGAGAAATAAATGATTCTAAAATTTCAAGATATGGTAGCAATCGAAAGCTTTATTCAGCAACACGCCACAGACAAAATGCCAGTATCAGCTGCCTTTAAACTCAATAAGATTCTAAGGGCAATAAGTGGGGATTTGCAGTTCTTTAGAGACAGATATACAACACTACTACAAACTTGTGGAGAAAAGGATGAGAATGGAGAGTTGGTAGTTTTAGAAAATGGAAACTACAAAATCAAGGACGAAGCAACCTTTGAAAAGGGTGTTAAAGAAATTATGGATGAAGAAGTAGTCTATAACGACCTTTCTTGTGTAAAACTTGTCGACTTACAAGACATTCAAATATCCATAGCTGAACTAAGTGCAGTGATGCCAATAATTGAAGAATAAAAAAAAGAAGCCTTTAAGGCTTCTTTTTTTGTTCCCCTATATACATCTTAGCGTGAGTATCTGCAAAATACTTTCCAATACAGATTGCGTCACTTTCATCATCAGTAACGGTTATATTGTGCCATTGTTTCACCAATAGCTGAGAAGATTTTTTCTTATCTGCCCTAGTTCTGCCTCTTACTCCACAATGATGTCGCCAAGTAGAGATTAGGACTGTATTTGGCTTACACTGCATACGACCACATTCCAACATCAACGCTCCCATTAATTGAGCAAGCATTTTGAATGTATTATGTCCAACCATTTCAGCAGAAAAACCATCTCCATGTGCATTGTACTGTACTTCTTCCAATCCTACTTCATCAGGTTGCCAAGCAGAAATCATAGAACTTAGCCAATCGCAAGCATTTACTATTCTTTCAAAAGGCGTTCCATCTCTATTTGTAAAAACTCCGTGAGCAATAAGCGTAGTGTCGTCATAGATAGCATATCCGGTCGTATATGTGGCTTGGTCTAATGCAAGTATACGATATGCTTCTGTCTTTGGTTGTGGCTGTATTACCAAAGTTTTCTTTTTTAAATTAGATACACAAACGGGGCAAATAAACTTTGCCCTCACTTTATTCCAAGGTAGCTCTACAAGATGTCCTTCATTACATCTAAACTGCATTGGTGTATTTAAGTTTGTGTACTTATCTGATTCACAAGTCCAGCCTGCTAATTCACAAGCGACTTGTATATCTTCTAGCTTTATCTTACTCATTAGAAGAGTCCTGAGCCTCCAAAACCTGAGTTTCTATCTTCGCCGATGTCAGCCACAGACTCGACTTGTAGGAATGAGCAAGTAGGAACTTCCTTTAACACTAACTGAGCAAAACGCATGCCCTTTGTAATAGTATAATCTTCTCCATAGATATAGTCAATAACATTGCCTTTCTCGTCAAACTCTATTTTTGTTATTGGAGGATTTGAGTTAGTGATTATAACTCCAATCTCTCCTCTATAATTAGCATCAATGGTGCCGATAGAGTTAGCAATCCTTAAAGGACTCTTTGCTGATAGACCTGAGCGTGGTCGTACTTGCAATTCATAGCCAAGAGGTATAGCCGTCTTAAGTCCGGTTGGTACTATAACAGTCTCCCCCGGTTTTATCGTAATATCCTCTACTGCATATATGTCCATACCAGCGTCGCCAGCGTGAGCATATGTAGGAATCTTGGCGTCCTTGTGACAAAGCTCTATTGGAACTGTGATGATTCTCTTTGCAATTCCTTCAGTTTCCATCACGGCATTTACAAAGATAGTCACAATTTTTGTTAGGTAATCTCTCTTTGCTACATCGAATTGCTTGAACTCTGCCGTATTCTGAATCTGTTCTGCTATATCTTGAACAGATGCTACTAAGTCCTCTGCCTTTAGACCACTACTATTAAGTGACTGCACAAGGGCTAGTTTAGCTGTTTGCTCATTCAAGGTCTTTTCTAGGTTTGATAGTAAAAGTTCAGATACTATCGTAAACTCTGGGTCGTCAAGATATAGAACAGAGAACAGTGCTGCTGTACCGTCATTATCTCCGTCAAAAGATAGCAGATTCATGATGTCCTTAAAGGCTGAGCTATCTTTTAGCAAATCTTCTTTTGCTTGTATGTTTATAACTTCTCCCATACTTACCCCCTATAGCAGATTAGTTCTTCAGCATAAGGTAGAGATTCAATCCACTCACATATCTCATGCCACTCCTTTAACTTATGGTCTTTACGAGCGAAGTAGATATTTCTTAGGGTTGCATAATTAGCTGTCCAAGTTCTTGTCTGAAGCCATCCCTGTGGTAGTAGCTGATTCAATGCTCTCCAATATCTCTTATCGCCAGTTTCGATATACTTACTTCTAAGCATTTCTAAGCCTGCGATAATGTCCTCCCATATATCACTAACTGTGAGTTCATGCATCTCACCATGAGTAATCATAGTTTCTGATACTACCAATGGTAGACTATCCTCATCAATTTCAAAGAAGTCCGGCTGAATGTTGTGTCTCTGAAGAGTGTGCATTGTGCTAGTAGAGTTAGCAACAGTAGCAACCTTATAAGTATCTAGCTCCTTAAATACATAAAGTGGAAGAGTAAAATCACAAGACACAAATATCTGTCTCATGAACTTTGCGTGGTCACTTCCTGCCTTTAGAAGTCTTTGTGCTAGGTCTAGGTCGTTCTCACCGATAGTCGTTTCTGTTGAATCATTCTTGTCCCAGCTTTCAAGAGGATTACGCATACCTCTCATCGCATTTTCAAAGTTGTATACTTTTGTGTGTTCTATTTTCATATTTCGTCTCCCTTAAATCTTTATATATCTATTATACCATAATTTTTAGAAAAAGTCAAATTTTATGGCAATTTTACTGTCTTTTGGTTTTCTTCCATCGCTGCTGCATAGCCCTCTTTAAAGCCTTTTTCGTATTCAGCCTTTAAGTTATTTAGCATGTTCTGTGATACTTCGGGGAAGAAGCTGTTAATGAAAAACTCAAAAGTAAGTTCGGGCTTTTTCAATGGACTTTTCTCTAGCTGTTTTACCATTCTCTTTACGCTTGACAAAGGCACTGTGCTATTAAACACAGTGTCCTTATTTTGTTTTATCGAATATCTATTCATTCTCTATCTCTCCTAATCACACTTTGTCCAGCCACAGCTAGCACATTGAGTACAACCACCTACGTGAGCAATCGGTTCTCCACACTCAGGACAGGTTTCATCTGTATTCTTAACTGGCACAATTGGCTTTACTTTAGCTTGAACTGTTGGCTTCTTAGGTTCAGCCGGCTTATTTCCTATCATTGCTTGAGCTTCGTTATACATTTCCTTAATGACAACACCAATAGCCATAGGGCAACATGCACCTTTGCTCGTATCGTGCTTTGTAACAGTTCTTGCTCTATATGATGGACAAGCTATTGTTGAGTTTAACTGGTCGATAATCATTTCAAACGGTATCCCACCTCTAGCTGCTAAGGAAACCATTCTTGATAGTCCTACCATGAATGAGTTACAGCCTCCAGTCGAACCCTTACTTAAGAACAATTCTCTAAATTCTCCACTATCTCTATCAAAGAAAGCTTCACAATGAATAGTTCCACAACCACTCATAATTCTTCTCTTTAGACCAATAAGATTATCTGAAGCTTCAATAACTTCTCCTCTCTTTAGTCCTTCTTCTTGCTCTTCTTTCTTATCAGGGTTTGTCATTAGAATACCAGCTCTACGACAACCTTCTCTAAAGACAGTTACTCCCTTTAAACCTCTCTTCCAAGCCTGCATATAAATATTAAACACGTCATCTACTGTTGCCTCATTAGGAAGATTTATTGTAGAACTTATGCTTGCGTCTATATGACCTTGAAGAGCCGACTGCATTGCTATACGCTCATTGTAGTTTAGTTCGTGAGCAGATACGAAATAGTCTGGTAAGTTCGCATCATCCGTTAAACCATTATCTTCCATATACTCTTGAACGATAGGAGTATAAACCTTGTAGTAAACGTCTTCTCCATGCAGAGATTCTGTTTTTCTTGTGTATGAAAAGGCGAAAACGGGTTCGATACCTCCACTTACTTGGAACATTGTACTGATGCTTCCCGTCGGTGCACAAGTTAGAAGCTGTGAGTTCCTGATTCCATACTTCTCTAGTTTAAGTGCAAGGTCACGAGTTAGGTGTCTGTGCATAAAATCTGAAGTTACGGTCTTATGATAGTCATAAGCAGGGAACGCTCCATACTTCTTTGCTAAGTCGATAGAAGCCTCAATAGCATTAAGTGCCATAATATCGCCTACTATATCACAGAAATCAATAGCATCATCAGAGCCATAGCGTATACCCATCTTAATAAGGCAATCTGCCAATCCAAAGATTCCAAGACCTATTTGACGCCAATCACGAACGCTATCTCTTTGAACCTGTAATGGATGTAGTGGAAGTCCCTCATCAAGAACTTCGTTTAGAGCTACAACGGCAATTTGAACAGCTTCTGCAAACTCCTCTTCTAAGAATTCTCCATCTTCCACGAACTCTGCTAGATTAATTGAGCCTAAAAGACAACTACCACCAGCTGGAAGAGGTTCTTCTGCACAAGGGTTAACCGATGCGAACTCAAAGTCGTCATATGTGTTTAGCATATTTCTCTGCTTGATGTTGTCCCAAAATAGAAGCCCCGGCTCTCCCATATCCCAGTTCATGTGGCAAAGTTTCAAGAATAGCTCTCTTGCTTTAACTACCTTTGTGATAGTTTCTCCTGTAGTTTCTCTAGTAAAGGAAAGTGTATAATCTCTATCTTCCTCTACCGCTCTCATGAAGTCATCTGTAATACGGATAGAGATATTAGCCTTAGTTACCTTGTCGAGGTCTTCTTTAATCCCTATAAAGTCCTCTACATCAGGGTGTGAAATAGGAATAGAAATCATTAATGCCCCTCTACGACCAGACTGTCCAATTAGTCCAGTAGTTAGAGAATACAAGTCCATAAAGCTTACTGCTCCTGATGAAGTTTTAGCTGCGTTATTTACAGTCGCTCCATTCGGTGCTAGTTTACCAATATCTATGCCACAGCCTCCTCCATATGAGAAAGTTCTTGCAAGTCCTTTAGCTGTATCGAAAATAGATTCAAGGTTATCTTCAGGTGATGGAAGAACATAACAGTTTGAATAAGTGATTTTCTTGCCATCTGCTGTTCCTCTATTACTTAGGATTCTACCACCAAAAAGAAATTTCTTTTCCCTAATCAGTCTACCCACATCTTTATTGCCACCCGATACTCTCTCTATCCAAGCATCAAAGCTCTCACCCTCTAGTCGATACTTATTATTAAAAATATCAATCGACAACTGATTATCGTTTAGCCACTGTTCTACTGTTTTCATTAATCCTCCTTCTTATCACACCATTTGCAATATCCATCTTCAAAGTCATGTTCGCACATATCTTGCAATGACTTTAATTCTTTCATTGTTTCTTGAATACTATCTATCAAGATAAACACTTTCGGGTCGTATGATTGCGTCAAATGCTTCTTGCATTCTGCGACTTTCTTTTTTATCTCTAACTTTGTCATAAAAGCCTGTATCCTCCCTTTCATTTGCTGTTAATACATGTGGTTCTAACTCTCCATTTTTACCCACAGTATATTGTATATTATAAAGAAGTAAAAATAGGTCAGGGTGTAATTCTTTGATTTCCCTAAACACCCTCTCTTTTTCATAGGTTGGTAAGTAGTGATATAAATACTTGCAATAGATAAAGGGCGTAAAGAAGAAAGTTTTTCGATAACTCACCATAGTTTCAAACTGTGAATTGAGCAAAGCTATTATCTGTTGCTCACAATATTCTAGTTTCATTCCAGCTTTCGGCTTAATATTGATAGCAATATTCTTCTTTGCCAAATGATAAGCTTCAAAGATACATTGCATCATTATTTCCTCAAAGCCATTTCCCCAGCTGTCATCTATGTTATAGGTGATGGACTGTCTAGGGTATTCATCCTTCTCAAACATTTGCCAATCTATTGGATTAGTTATAATTGAGTTTCGGAAATTGAGCGTCTTTGGTAACTCTATCCACTTCAATACCTCTATATCTGTGCTAAGTTCTAAGGGATATTTAAAACCGAACCGAACTCCCTTACGACTTCTCTTTATCAAGTATTCTATTGCATCAGAAAAACCATTTATTTGTTTTAAGTTTTGGTCGTGTATAATAATATTCCAGTTGCTCTTATCATGATTTTTTAGTTGACACTCGAAGCCCGGAAATACAGTCTTCTCGTCGAGACTCAATCTTAGGTGTGTAGCGTTGGTCATCATATGAAAAGCGTTTTCTTGTTCCCTTGAATTTTGATAAAATCTCACTGCTCCATTATAAGCCGATATGTCTGCGGGACATTGTTCGACCCATGGAGGCAATGGTTCATAGGTTGGACTAATTGCATTACCTCCATACACAACATTTGGGTTAGTCATGATTTCAGTGGGATATTCAAAATCCTCATAGTCTTTACGGATATAAATACGACCATCGAACTCTCTATCATATTTTGTCACCATGGTCACTATATGATTATTATGGGTCTTTTCATAGTAAGACAGTTTCATGAGTTCAAGGTTGAAGACAATTGGCTGTCTCCACCTTGTTAAATCCCAATCTAGTAACTGAATCATTCTACTGACCTCTCTTTAAGTACCAATTCACCATTGTCTTTTACCTCTTCTATTAAGTAGAAGTGGTGCATATTGGCTTCTTTCTTGTACTTCTTCGCCATGAAAGTTTCTCCAATTCTATGACCGTGTACCATAATTTTATTTCCACGAGTGAACATACTCTTTTCCACGACCTTTTTCTTACCATCAGGTCCGACAACACTGACCTGCTTATTATATAGAGGAACAACTCCAAAAGCCTTTACGGTTACTACTCCATCTGTTGTTAAAAGTTTAATCTCACTTTTCGCAATATCCTTATCAATAACGGTTCCAATAATGTTAGTCAATCGGAATATATTGACCGTAGTTCCCTCTTTCGTTTTAAAGCTGTATTCTATATCAGGTACAATCGGTAAATCACAGAATCTTTCGATACCATACTTCTCTAAATCTACATGAGCCAATTCATGTTCGTCTTGATAGAAAGATACTGAATCCATTGACCACTTACTCTCTGTTCCACTAGCATACTTCTCCATGACTTCATCCATTAGCTGCTTATTTATTGCATCCAATAGTTCATTCAAATGCTCTTTGATATAATCTCTGTAAATGGCAACTCTACTATCGTAAGTCTTTTTCCAAGCTGTAACTCCCAATACTGGTACACCACTCATAGTTACTACTAGGTCGGCTAAGTCATTCTTCTGTAAATAACCTAATGCAATTTCATCAACTCTATAATAGTTACCATCAAGAGTTTTTCCTAGCTTCTTCAGATACTTATCAAAGAAGAAAGTTTGTTTTGGAATATCGTATTTACCATCTATCGGTAACAATCCACGAGTTAGGAGCATATTGAGATTACGCATATTTAGTGTTGTCTTTTGGTCGGCAATCGTTCTAATATAATCGTACATTATATCTCTACGCTTACCAAAACTGTCAAACGCTCCACTTTTAATCAGATTGACTATTTGTGGCTTTGTCGTTTTTACTCTGTCCTTAAAATCTTCAAATGAAGTATAAGGTCTATTGGCAATAATCTCTTCTATTAAGTTGTCATTGATATAAGATATTCCCTTTAAACCATATCTTATCTCATTACGACTTGCATCAGGTGTATAGGTATATTTTGAAAGGTTAATATCCGGTCTTAGAACCTGAATACCCTCTTGTTGCATTCTTCCTATCGCACTAGCTATCTTACCATAATCTACTCCTGAAGCCTTATTCTCTTTTAAGTCCTCATCAAGGATAACATCCTCAATAATTTCATCTTCATCGCTATCATATTCAGTATCATAGTCGGCACCACTGTCAACTATTAAGTTGGCTGTATTCCAAAAGATAATAGGATAAAAGTGTGCTAAGTTCATTTCTTGTAAAGCTACGATACTGTAGGACAGCGTGTGTGCCAAATTGAAGCCATACCCACGTTGCGTTGCGACCAACACGTTCCATACATACGAACACAACTTTTTGTCTAAGTTCTTTGCCTCTGCGTTCTCCCAAAACTTCTTCTCAAAAGCTTCATAATCTTTTGGATTCTTTTTCGCTACTGCCTTTCTAAGTTTATCACTTTCTCCAAAACTAAAACCAGCAATCTCAGGATGTCTCATCAGTTGGTATAAGTCCTCTTGATGGGCAGCTATACCGTTTGAGTAATCCAATAGACTATGTAATAATTCCCTTTGATGTTCGTTTAAGCCGTATTCCCTCATCTCTCTATCCCAAGCATTCTTATCTTGGATGAAACGAGCGAACTTTTCTAACGGTCTTTCGGACTTCTTATCTGGTGGCATTAGTCGTATACAAGAGTTTAGGATAGCCAAATCCTCTAATGATTTCGGCTTCGTTAGTGCTATTCCTTGTATACCACTTTCTTTTTCCATTTGGAACAGTGAAGTAATCTCATGATTCCAAACCTTTTCCCACATCTCAGGATTTGTCCTATCAAGATTATAAACCCCAATCGCACTCTCGTAAGTTTCTTTAAGTGTAGACTTCCTTTCAAGGAAACCGTATTCACAAAGGAGTTCGACCGTTGTCTGTATCTTTTGAAGTCCAGCAGTAGCAAGTAGGTCTATCTTAATAAGTGAAACCTCTTCGCACTGATGTAGGTCGTAACAAGTAACTATATCGCCACTTGAAGTTCTCATTATGCCACAGTATTCTTCAATAGGCTTTTCTGTAATAACCACTCCACCTGCGTGAGAGCCGTTTCCACAAACTAAGCCTTCGATTCGCTGAGCTACTTTCCAAAGATTAGGTCTTTTATCCATCTCTGCAACAAAAGCCTTATTTGGAGCTAATCCCTCTGCCTCATCACCATAATAGGATTGTTGCAGAGTTCTCATAATTCCTCTTTCGGACTCTATCAGGCTTGAGATATAACGACCAACATCGACTGGAATGTTCAATGCTCTTGCTGCCGTCAATATCGCACTCTTACTCTTTTCCGTCTTATACGTTGCTACCCTAGTTACCCTATCGACGCCATAAACTTCTTGTAGAGCCTTAATACATTGACCTCTCTTATTGGAAGAAATGTCTATATCTATATCAAGGACACTGGCTCTATCAGGATTGATGAATCTTTCGTGTAATAGAGCAGCCTTTTCACGAGTTGGGTCTATCTGAATGATACCCAAGCCGTATGATACATAAGACGCTCCCGCTGAACCTCTTGATGGACAAACAAATGAATCACCTAAAGTCCAATAAATCTCTATGTAATCAGCTACCATTAAGAAGTATTTTGACCAAGCAACATTTTGCTTTTCACTAGCTGCCTTAATATTCTCTAACTCTTCGGTCAAACGATTACATTTAGACTCAACCTTATAACGAGGAATCTGCATATCTTCCTGACACTTAGCCATGAAGTTAATAAGTCTAGTCGCAAACTGTTGATTAGCTGGCTCTTCACTATCTAAGAAATACTCAAGAAGTGGAATCTGCTCTATTACCGAAACAGCATCTGCACATAGTTCTTGATTAAACATCTCTAGTGGCAAGTAAGGAATCTCTAATGGTTTAAACAAAGAATAATCTTCAATCTTGTAGTAAATCTCATTCGTATTATCTAAACCCTTTTGTATCGTTTCTCTATCAAAGTAGGCACTCATTCGTGTAAAGATTTCTTCTTCACTCATCATATAGGTTGCCTCATAAAAGGCGTCTACTTCTCTATCACCACTTTTACTGCTGAGATAAGCCTTATGGATTGCTCTATCTTCCTTATTAATGTAATGACTGTCCGTAGTAATGATATAAGGAATATTGCGTTCATCCGATAATCTAAGCAATAGCTGATTTACTTTTCTCTGTTCAGACATATCAGCGGGTTGCATTTCAAGATATAGATTATCTTTACCGAACCATTTCTCTGCCCAATCAAGCCAATTGTTTACTTCGTCTATTTTTCCCTCTAGGAGTTTATGAGGTACAAATCCACCAAGACAAGCCGTTGAAATGATTAAGTGTCCTTTATTATCTCCAATTACTTCTTCAATATCCCTAAAATAAGTAGGCACTCTTGTCATAAAGTGCTTAAAGCTATTGCCCCAAGCTTTTTTGGAAATCTGACAAAGTTGCTTATATCCCTCATAATCCTTTGCTAATAAAATGCAGTGATAGAAGTAATCCTCTCCTCTAACATAGTTCTCTTTCGTTAAACCATTACGAGTGAGATAGATTTCGTTTCCTCTGATAAGTTTGAAATCTCTCCATCTCCAGTCATTAGTTTGATTAGCTAGATTAATTTTTCTCTCTTGCTCTCTCTTTTCCTTAATAAAGTTCTCAGCATCAATGAACGACGACAAAGACTCATGGTCTGTTATCGCCACTCCCTTCATTTTCAGTGAAAATGCCTTAAGAATCAGTTCTCGTGGTTTAATAATACAGTCTAAGAGCCTTGTGTTACTAAATTCAGTATGATTGTGTAAGCTAGTATATGACATTAAAATTCTCCTCTCTTTATTATATTATACCACAAATTTGAGAAAAAGTAAAATTTTAGTAAATATATTTTTCTGTTGGTAAAATCTCAAAATCCTCAACAAATATTTGAGGTGATACAATACCGTTAAAGTAATTAACCTTTGCTGTACCGACTAGATTTAGTCGTAAGGTTTGGTTCTCAATAAGGGATTGTACTGTGGCTATATCTTGCCTAAAGAACATGTACTTAACTCCATTGTGAGTAATCTTTACAGTGTCTCCTGTCTTTCCCATTACGGCTATCTGAGACCTGTCTACTACCATATCTTTAACACCAATCATAGCTTCAGGGAAGCCTTTACCCCATCTATGGCTAAACTTATCTAGTTCGAATACTAGGTCGCCAATTTCTTCAGAAGTGCCGTCAAATAGGAAGTCAACCTCATATAAACTAGAATCATCTTCAAGATGGGCAAGCTGTTCGTTGGCATAACTGATTAATCTATCCTTATTTGTTTTCTTAATAGATACACCGAAAGCATTATCATGACCTTGGCAATATTCAAACAGTTTTGATTCTTCCAAGAATTGTTTCAATGGAGCCATATCAATGTTCTCTAGTCCACGAGCCGAGCCTCTTAGTTCGCCTTCCTTATTCTCTCTCAATACAAGAGTTGGCTTATGATAGCGTTTCGTAAGCTGTGTTGCTACCAGTCCATTCATTTCAGGCTGTAGTTCTTCAAAGTCCTTATTAACATCTATGATAATGATTTTATTGGAGTCTAAATCATCTTCAAGAATCTGCTTTTCACAAATATCAGCTATCTTTTCCTCTTGCCTCTTCTGACGAGCCTTAGCGTTTGTACATTCTCTTATAGCTTCTTGTGCTACTGGAACTAAAGAGCCTTTTTCTGCTCCTCTCTTTTGACTTACAACTAATTGCTCTGGTCTATACATTGCAGTGAACATACGAAGTTTTTCATTACGATTACCAACACGACACATTGCGTTGATTAGTGGAGCAACATAGAAAGCAACTCCCATTGGTGTTAGGATTCCTCCAATCTTAAACGACGCCTTTTCACAAAGTCCCATGAAGAATTCGTTTTGTAGCTGAGTTAGTCCAGTATCTAAGATATGTCTGTTCTCATCAGTGGTTAGATTCATCATATCGCTTACAAGTGTTAGAGCTACTTGGTCTATGTATTTATCAGAAATCTCCGTATTTCCGTGTAGTTTCATATCTAAGGCTCTACAGAATTGCCAAGTTACACCTGCACCACTCAGGTCTTTGTTAGGGTAGTTCTCTGACAATTGATTATTTACGATTATCATGTTGTTAGGAGTCTCTTCCTCTATATCTCTTAGGTGGTGGTCAAGGATGAAGAAAGTTACGTAAGGAGCTCCCACGATATATTCATCATCAGAGCTTCCTGCATCCGGTAGAAAGACTACTTCATACTCTTCAAGGTACTTCTCCTTCACAACATCTTCCAATCCGTGTTCCTTATGTTCGTGAATAAAAGGCTCTATTTCCCAAGTTGGATAGCACTCCTGTAAAAACTGTAATAGGATAGCACTTGCATTATAGCCATCACAGTCAGAGTCGACTACGCATAGAGCCCTTTTACCAACAACCTTTTGTATCTCTTCCACAGCTCTATCCATATTTGTTAGTAGGAACGGGTCTGATAGAGCAGATTCTTTACTTGTTAAGAAGTCGTCATAGTTACCACATCCCCTTTCTTTTACTAGGTTTACTCCATATGGAGCCTTTATGTCATATTTTAGTTTAATTTCCATTTACTTTTATCCTCATATCTATTAGTCTATCTAGCGTATCGGGTCTATCAAAGGGACTTTCCTTATCCCTTAATAGAGTGTTTGTCGAATCACATAAGTATGAAAACTGACAATAAGTTGAATATTTCTCACACATTTTATGTATATCGTTATAGTCAAGTCCTTTATCGAAAGCTACAATAATCTCATTGGGTTGACAATATTTCATTAGCAAATGCACTTGCCATCTGTTGATTTTACTACCACAAGCTGATACGACAACATTCTGATTACCATATAAAGTTTGAGCTTGTAGAGCAGACTTTTCACCCTCTGCTATAAACACTCTTCGTTGCTTTCGTATTTCATCCTTTACTAAGTTTAAACCATATAGGTTATAGCCAAGTGGGTGTGAATAAGAGTGTCCCTCTTTGAAGATTGGCTTATACTTACCTTGCTCTATATCTTCGGGGTTTAATGCTCTTCTCCTTACTCCAATAAGTCTACCATTGACATCATAATGTGGTATGATAATGGCGTTCTCTAATTGGTCAAACTTGATTCCATATTTATCCATCGCAGCTATTGAGATTCCATCAGACAGCCATTCATCGGCTTTATAATCTGTAAAAAGCTCTAATACGTGTGGATTCTTTTCTGGTAGAATAACCTCTTCTGTCTTAATCTGAAAATCTCTCAGCTTAATTGGACTATCGAAAGTTTCAGGACTCTCTACACCATCTAAACTAATTTGTGAATTGTTAAGAACAAAATGTAAAATGTCCAAGAAACTGTATTTCTCTACACCTAGTAATTCCCAACGCTTTTTAATTACCTCAAAAATGTCCATACTATGACAATTACTGAAACAATAAAAGCGTTTGCTCTCTACATAATAGCTTAGATTGAAGCCAGCATCTCCCTCATACCTATTATGGCAAATAGTTGGAAACTGCAAGTAGTCTCCCTTATCAAGATATTGAGTTGCTCCTAAAGCTTTCATTAATTGAATTATATCATCTGTAGTTAAGAGTTGACGGATTCTGCTTGATTCTAACATAGTTCCACCTCTCTCAATACCTTTTGAGCCTTTTCTTTTTCTTCCTCTGTAAGCTCATATGCCACTTTGATATATTCGATTTCTAATGGTCTTAACTGTGAGTCTGTTACTAAGAGGTCGGTTCTCCGTAGAGTTCCCAAGTCCATATAAGACCAAATACGAACTTGTGTTATATCTCCACCTCTAACCTTATATATATCAGTGGTAAGATTAGGTATTATACCAAACTGACTAATCATTTCGCCTAATGCTCCTAGTTCATCAGGAGTTGGTCTTGCCATAATACAGCCAACATCACCCTTATTGATAACGGCTCTTGAACCTGCAATAGAGCTTTCACTACGAATGTTTTTATTGTCATCTGCACTAGCGTTTACCTGCGTACTAGACATTACAAAGATGTCAAGTTCGACGGCTAATTGTTTTAACGCATCACTGAACATTAATAGGATTTCATCGTTCCTTAAGTTGACCCCTTTAAATTCAGATAAAAGGGATGGTGAAATGAATATATAATCGTAGAATACATATTTGATTCCAGTCCTTTTAACATTTTCTCTCACTAATTGTTTAATTAATGAGATAGTTGGACTTGGCACTCTTACGATATGCAGATTCTCTTGATAATGCTCTAAAACTATAATCGCCTCTTTGAGTCTTTTCTTTTCATCTTCATCGCACAAGTTCTTCTTTATCTTACTTTCATTAATGCCAGTTAGGTAGGCTAAACACATCTTCTGTATTTCTGCGAAGTTCTGCTCGGTTATGATAATCATAACCTTCTCTGACATGCCATTAGCTTCCCACTGCATAGTTTTTGTGTTAAACCTTACTGGGAAAGCTAATTGAAAGGCGTCCATAGCCGCTGACCTACTCTTACCTACCCCGCTCGCCGCCGACCTTATGTAAAGCGTCCCAAGTAAAGCTCCACTCACTATATGATTAAAGAGATGACCTTGTAGAGGCAAGCCTATTTCAGGGTCTGTCTCAAATGATTCCACTAAATCGGCTAAACCATTAGCGATTGTCCTTACTTCAGAGGTATCATTTAAAACATATTTGCTCTTAATCTTGCTCAAATCCATTTCCACAGTATCAATCAAGTCTTGCACTGAAGAATTGGCAAACTTTTCATCTATCTTAATTTCTACGTCTGTAATTGGAGTGCCAACATATAAGCCAGAGGTATCTATTTTCAAGTCTTTCTCTAAGTCTCGAATAAGATTCTCTTTCTGAAAACGACTATATAAGCCGTCAAAAGAACTTACTGGCACTTCTTGACAATCTACTAACGCTTGTTTTCCATTTCTTGCATTATAAACAGCCGATGCAGTAGGACTTGTAAGTATCCATTGCTCAATCTCATAAGGAGTTAAACTACCTTTTGCCCCATCGGCTAAATTCTCTATTGCCCAAAAAATATATTTATAAATTACCGTATTGAAACTATCTGAGGTAATTTGATACTTGTCGGATTGTAGAAGTAGGCTAGGATTTTTAATAAGTGTTCCTATCACAAGTTGTTCTGTTGCTATTTGTGCCATGCTACTCCTTTCTTATATTACTGGCTCTGCTGTTGGTTTCTTGGTTTTCTTAGGTTTACTCTGAATAATAACCTTGGCAGGAGCTGTTTCCAACTTTTTCTTCATCTCTATCTGCTTTTGCAGACTCTCTTTCTTCTTTTCCTGTTCCACCCAATAGTTACAAGCATCCTCATAAACATATGGAATTAACCCTAAACCGTATTTCGACTCAAAAGTCTTTTTCTCTATAAGGAAAGTCCAACGACAAGCAAAGTAAATGCCTTTCATTGTTTTCCCCTCTCTTACCATATTTTCACATTGCCTTTTTATTTGCTGAAAATTATAAGTGCTACAATGTAAACCATGAGTGATTAAATAGAAAATAAGGTCTAGCCATTCCTCATCAGTTTTATCAGCATAAATATCCATATATTCATCCCAACACCCTTTATGATAATAATAGCCTTTAGACCTTAAAATCCATTCAATGTTTTCAGTTTCGGGATTAAGAGATAGAGGTTTGCCACATACACGACATTTCACTATTTTATTTGTACTCATAATTCCCTTTCTATATTATTAGTTAGCTAACTGCTTCATTTCTTCGACCACTAATTCTAGTAGGTCTGCTTCATTTTCCGTTATAGTCGATAAGCGAGTCGGCTTACCAAAAATCTCAGAAATCTTATCTTGCAATGTCGCCATTTTCTTTTCATCGGCTGATAGTTTTATCCACAGCTCTTTAGATTCCTCTTGTAGCTGTTCAAAGTTTGTATGCTGTATAGTAGGTGGAACATAATTATCCACTACCGAGTCGCTCTGTTCTTGACTTTCTTTTTCAATAGCCTCAGCCACGGCATCCTCTAAACTCTTAAAGCTAAAGTCAATGACTGGTGGAAGATATTTGATTCTTGTTCCTGCCATTACACAAGGACTTCCTTTTGTAATAAGGCGTCTAACTGCGTTGCCCTTTTCGTCATATTGAACATCTACATAAGCAATAATATCCACCAATTTGTATATCAGGGATTGGTATCTCTGAGGAATATCAGGAACTGCTCTTTCTACTGCGTTCTTGTCCTTAGAGTCTGTTCCCTCTGTTTTAGCATGGGCAATAATGATTAGACCATATCCAAGCTGAGTTATGGTTCTGAGACACTTGTCCATTTCCTGCTTAGCACGACTATATCCCTTACCCCACTCAAACTCATCAATACTTGTAACACCTGCTAGGTTGCAGATATGCTCTTCACAAAGTTCTGTTGCAATGGAATAAGTATCTATCGTTACTGTCTTATATTTTTCTTGTACTTCCGGCTTACGAAGCTGTTGAAGAACTAGCTTAAAATCACTCCATCTCTGAATATCAACGCTATATACGCCACTGATAAAGTTTAATCCCTTTTCAAATGAGAGGATTAGATTATCGGACGCAGACGCAGCAAAGGTAGTTTTACCTACCTTTGGCTGTCCGTATATTAGAGTGTATTTACTGCCTAGACTTCTTGAAATCTTCGTTGGTTCTAAGTTTAGTAAATCTATTACCATTTATTCACTCCATTTTGTTATCTATTTGCGTCGATTAATATGCTTCAAACCCTAGATTAGCCTTTGATGGTGCTGTGCTTAGCTGTTCTACATTTCTGCTTTCCTGCTTAGCCTTAGCCTCCTCTAGTCTAGTTAGTCTTGACTGCTTTAGACGGTTGATAATGTCTAGGTTTACAATCTCTACTGCTGATGATGGCTTAGCGTTTACAAGAACAAGCTCTCTGATGTTCTGAGTGATTGTTCTTTCCATTGGCTCACCGATAGCAACCTCTTCAAGAATTGTCTTTTTCTCTGTTGAGAAGTGTAGTTTTACACCAAGACAAATCGGTGTATTAACATCGTATGTTGCCTCAAGTGCTGATACATACTGTGGATTATTAGTCTTAACCTCCACAATTTCAGAGTACTCATTCCATCCTACTAGCAACATCTGAAGTGCAAATACTCCAGTTTCGATACCCTCAGCGTCTACCTCATGCTTCATACCAACGATAACACCCTCTATATCAGCTACTGCTCTTGGGTTCATCTGGTCTTTGCGGATGATGTTTACAAAAGACCCTCTTAGTTCAGGATAAGATACAAGCTTTCCATCTCTGCCATAGAATGCTCTTTCTGTTACTGACGCATTTGTGATTGATACGCAACTTGCGTTCTCTTCACCTGCTGCACTGATAGATACACCATCGTTCATTAGTGTTTCTAGACTTGCAAAAGATGGGTTCTTAGTTCCCTTATTTGTCATTTCCTTTGAGTAGAATCTTACTGGGACAAACATCTCTTTTAGTTCTCCCTTATTGATTTCCTGCACTACCTTAACAACGATAGAGCCTCTAATGACAGTTACTCCATCAGTCGTTACTCTTTCTAGGTCGTTCTCTGCTAGAATACCCTCTACAATAGCATAGTTCTTTAGCTCTAGTTTTCTTTCACTCATTATTTACTACCTTTCCTTTTTATACTTGCGTCTGCTGATTTAACCTTAATTAATTACTCTGCTACTTCTACTGTATCATCAAAATCTCTGCCCTCATCGGTAATGTGTACATATCCGACTGGCTTATCTTCACCCTCAACAGTTCTCTTCTCATATGTTACTAGGTCGCCCCTTGAACCATCCTTTTTAGCCTTAAGTGCTGTCCATACTATCGGACCACAAGCCTTAATTGAAAGCCCTGTTCCCTCGGCGATTGCCTGCATAGTTACTCCATCGCCATTGTCGTTTGCTCTTACGAAGTCAAGAACTGCCTTTGTTTTTTCTGTTAGTTTGTTAGCCATTTGTAAATACTCTCCTTTAAAATTCAATATTTTTCTTTATAATATATTATAACACAGATTTCAATAAAAATCAAATTTTAGAAACATTCAAAATCTGCGATTGAAATTTTATCTTGCGTCAAACATACTTTTGTGATATTTTTCAGTGAAAGATTAGTTGTTGGTTTGCCCTGCACTGAGAATGGAACACATTCAAAATTATCTTCGTCATCTTTATAGGACAGGAATCCTTCTGACATTGGGAAGATTGAAACTATTTCGTCGTCCTCTTTTATCTTAAATAACTGAGACGCTCTCTTTGGTACACGAGTAGCTCTATATAGTTTACCTTTTCTAGTAACACAAGCATATAATTGCTGTGGAGGTAATATGATAATAGAATCACCTTCATCCTTAAAAGTGCAATGACCAGTCTTATCAAAGTAAACCATCTTTTCCACTGTGATATTCTTTTCAACATTTGTTAAGACAGTTTTTCTTCCTCTTTTATGTGTTGATTCAAAGGCACGAATATCTTCTATTATTCTTTCGTCAATCTTTTTCTCGTCACCTAATATCCCATCTAGTTCTTTAACTAAGTCCAATAGTGATTCTCTCTCCTTTATAAACTTGTCTAGTTCCATGGATGCGATACGAGATAAAGTTAGTTTCAATACGGCATCGGCTTGCTCCTCATTAAGATTGAACGCTGCCATTAAAGCTGTTTTAGCCTCACTCTTATCCTTACTGCCCTTAATAAGACCAATTGCATCCTCAATTCTAGCCGCTATAATTAGATAGCCGTCAAGAATCATGATGCGATGTAGAGCCTTTCTCTTGTCATATTCAAATCCTCTACGATATACCACTCTTTGATGATTGATATATGAAAGAAACATTTCTCTGAGTGTAAAACGCTTAGGTACAACACCATTATCCAGCATGGTAATGTTAATTGAGAAAAAACTACGCAGAGAAGTCTTCTCATATAATAACTGAAGCACTTTTTCCTTATTGGCTTTTGGTGTAAGGTGAATATGATAATCTACTCTTTCGCCTGAATAGTCGGTAAAGCCCTTAATACCACAATCCTCATAGGCTTTATCATTCAATAGCTTTGTTAGTTCTGCACTTATAGTGTTTGTGTAAGTTGCATAAGGTAACTCTTTAACAACAAAAGAATTTTCTTTTGCATTATATTCTATCACTGACTGTATGATACAAGCCTTGCCATGACCGTTTAGCATTGTTTCCTTTAGAGAATCTTTATTAAGAATTACGCCACCTGTTGGAAAGTCTGGATAACAAACTATGTCATCATCTGGTGCATTAGGGTCATTGATTAGGGCGATAATAGCTTTATTCATTTCAACAAGGTTTAGAGGTGGAATAGAACTACTCATTCCACTTCCGATAGCAATACAACCATTGACAATAGGATAGAAACCTTTTGCAGGAAGAACTTTAGGGAATTTTCCTTCAAGGTCATAAGTATCTTCCCACTCTGTAATCGTTTCCTTTCCTATATCTTGTAAAAGCTGAGACGCTGCATAAGACCCTCTCATCTCTACATAACGCATACTAGAGTGGTCTTTTACATTCATCTGAGTTCCATAGTTACCTTGAACCTCTTGAAGTGGAACTGTATATACAAAGGGTTTTGCCATTCTAATTAGGGTAGAGTAAGCACCTGCATCACCGTGCGTATAACAGAAGCTCATAGCAGCTGCCACTGTTTTCTGTGCTTTCTTCATTGGCTTATCGTGCGTTAGCTTTTCCCTAGCCTGTGAATAAATCAGTTGTCTAGCACCCCATTTTAAACCATCACGACTATCAGGTATTGCACGCCTTTGTATATTATAAGCAGAGAAGTCCAAGAACGCCCTAGATAATGTTTGAGTTAAATCTTTTTGTATCATTCTATTCTCCTATCTGTGTAAAATCTACATTCTCCATTATATAATCTCTTCTCGCTGGTACATCCTTGCCCATCATCATTTCTATTTGACTTTCAAAGTAATCATAATCATCTATAACTAACTGCTCCCAACGCTTGCTTTCACCGAATACAGCTTCTCTAACATCGTCAGGGACATATTCACCAAGACCCTTAAAACGAGTTAGGTTTTTTGGTGACCCATATTTGCTTATTAGGTCATCCTTTTCCTTTTCATCAAAGGCGAAGTGCTTAGTTTTCGGATATGTTAGCCTATATAGTGGCATACGAACCCAAAGCAATCTGCCCTCTTGTAGGAATTGTGGGCATAGACGATAAAGCAAGGAAATGATTAGTGTTGCAATAGCCAGCCCGTCTTTATCGGCATCGACCATGATAGCTAAATATTCATAATTGAGTTTCTTAGGGTCATAGTCGTTTAGGAATCCACATCCAAGAGCATAGAAGATTAGTTTTACTTCTTCATTAGATAGCACATCTTCTTCCGTGTTCTTTAAGGCAGATATAATCTTACCCCTAATAGGAAGAAGAGCAACAGAATCTATTGGTCGACCTTTCGCCAATCCACCTAGAGCCGAATCACCTTCGACAATTCCTAGGATAGAGCCTGACTTCGGACCGTGCTTCTTACAGTCCTTCAGCTTTTCTGCTAAAGCCAGTCTTTTGTTCTTACTGCTCTTAATCTCCTTTTGAGCAAGTAGGATGCTATCTCTAGCCTTCTGTGCCGCTGCCTCAGCTTTACTTTGTTTCTGTAGGCTTTCGACTACCTTATTGTAAGCTGTTGTATTCTTTTTAAATTCAGTAAGAGCCTCCATTGTAAGCCTATAACAGAGTGTTCGTAGCTCAGGGTTATTAACTTTTGTCTTTGTCTGATTTGCGAATGATGGATTATCTATGCCACAAGAAATGACACAGTTTAATCCGTTCCAAATAACATCCTTATCAATACCTTTTTCGTGCTTCTTGAAGAAGTTTGTTAAGGCTGTCTTTACGCCTGTTAAAGATGTACCACCTTCAGGATTTCCTAATCCATTCGTGAAAACTTCTGTCTTACCGTGTTTATCGCTACTCCAATATAGAGCAATTTCACCATCTGCATTTCCTTCTTCGCCTTTTGCATAGATAGGTTTTCTTTGAACACCAACTTTAGTGTCTTGCATAATTAGGTCTTGAATACCATTCTTGAATTTGAACACCTTTTTAGAGTCTGTCTGCTTGTCAATTATCGTGAACTGAAGCCCGCTATGTAAGTAAGCCCAAGTCTTGCACATTTCTTCTATGGCGTGAATATCTATCTGAATAGGTTCTAGGTTATATACTTCAGGGTCTGGCTCAAAAATAACTGTTGTACCAGTCTTTTTATTAGGCTTCTTGTCTGACTTAAAACTTTCCTTATTACCCTTAGCTAGTTTAAGCTCTGCTGTACCATCCTTTCTTCGGCTTGTAACGTGACAGAATACACTTGTAAGTCCGGCAGCTTTTGCTCCTATACCAAATAAACCTGCTGATTTCTTGTAACTATCATTAGAGAATTTACCTCCAGCATGCCCCTGAGTAAAGATAGCCTCTAATACCTCTACACCCTTACTATTCACGCCAAAAGGGCAACCTCTTCCAAAGTCCTCTATCTGAACCCTATTACCATCCAAAGTAATGATAATCTCTGAGCCATATCCACTTGTCGCCTCGTCTATACTGTTCGTGATAATCTCTCGTATAGACTGTAGAACGCCTAGATTGTCAGCAGACCCCATATACATCTCAACCCTTTTTCGCATACCCTCTTTAAAATCAAGGGTTTCTATGGACTCTTTACCATACATATGTTCCTTTTTTAGCTCTGACAAAGTTATTGCCCCCTTTCATTAAATACAAATAGTTCTCTGCTCTAGTAACTCCTACATAGCTTAATCTAATTTCTTCTTGTTTCTTAAAACTTATATCACACAACACTACTCTAGGAAACTCCAATCCCTTGCTTGAATGAATCGTCAATACTTTAACGGCATCCATTCCAATTAGAGCCTTTAGCTGCTCAGAGGTGTATTCCCCTTGTCTAAAGTTTATACACGGTATACCATATCTTTCTAGGAGCGATGTTACTTGATAAACCTTATTATTAGAACGACATAATATCGCCCAATCCTTATAAGAGGATGTATAATTATTAATACTATCCTGTATCAATTCAGGGATACCGTAGAAATTGATAAACTCAATACTCCCCTCATTTGTTCTCATACATTCGCTCTTTCGTGAAGTAACATCGGTCATTAGCGACATGATGTCGTTACTGTATTCAAAGATTTGTAAAGCGTTTCTAAAGTTTTTCGTTAAGTTGCGTATCACATATTCGCCATTATTTGCTAGTCTTAAGATTAGTCGAGGGTCACTACCTCTAAAGTCATAAATCGTTTGCTTAGGGTCTCCCACTATTAGACAACCTTTAAAGCGAAGCAATTCGGTGATAAATTCCATTTGAAACTCATCTAAGTCCTGACTCTCATCGCATAATAGGTAATCAAGCTCCTCTAATACATGCTGATTAGACTGAACCAATTCAAATAGTTCATCAAATACCTTATCACTTAAAACATAGCTTGTGTCAATACCAAAACTCTGCAACCTATAATTCGCATATGAGTGCATCGTACCAATAAACAACCCCGGCTTGTAACTATCACCAAGTCGTTCTATCATTTCATTGGCTGCGTTATTTGTGAAAGTAATCGCTACTATCTTTGTAGGGTCTACTCCACTATCAAGCAGGTATTTAAGTCGCCCTATTAAGCAAGCCGTCTTTCCACTAGCAGGATTTGCAATAACAAGTGTCTTTTCATCAATAGGACACTGTATAACCTCTAGTTGCTCATCTGTAAAATTCATCTATGCACCACCTTTCGTCTTATTATATCCATATTCATTGCTACTGAAATAGCCTATCCAATACTTTTCTCTCTCATTTAAATCACTCTTTTCACAAGGCTCTATAAATTCAAAGATAAAATTCTCTATACCATCTTCCCTTATGGCTATATGAACTAATTGGTCTGCGATGTTTCCTAATCCAAGCGAACCTTTTATGTGATTCTTAACTCTTTGTCTTACATCAACCGACTGTCCAATATACCTCTTATGGCTCCCCTTATGAAGAATGCTATATATTCCTGCTTGCTTGCCTTTTCCATATACTCTATCAAGCATTTCGTCAACGGGATTCTTTAGAAATATATCCCAAATTAATTTATTTACGGCAGTCTTATTCCTAATCTTCTCACAAATTAAGGTTAATTCGTGTATATCGTTAATGTCCTCTTGCATTAAAAGGACTGAATGGAATCTTTGTATATCTTCTTCAGCCTCTTGTTCCTTATACATTTGCAGGATTGCGTTTTGCTTACTTTGTGCGTCAAGCAGGGTTTTCTCTATTAGGACAACTTGCTCAGCCACTTCCTTTTTCTTTTCCAATAGCTGAACATCTAATTCATCTTTTTGTCTCTGAATTTCAGCCTCTAATTGGGCAATTCGCTCTGTCTGCTCTCGCTGTATATCTATCATCCTCTCTCTGTTAATCTCACGGAGAGATTCGTTCGTCTTATTCAGCAATTCTTCTTGAGCCGTAAGCAACTCTATACTGCTTTTCTTTATTTTAATTTCAGAGTCAAGTTCTTGATTTTCCTTTATTTTTACATCGTTTTTCAATATGTTTTTGATGTAAATTTTATATTTTTTTCTAACCCATAATATAATTATACCACAGATTATCAAAAAAATCAAATTTTGAATGAAAAATTGTCCTACATTAAACATTATCCTTTCTCCTTAAATAAGGGTTAATCCTATCATTATGCCATTTGGAAGTGACTAAGAATTTTGGGTTTAAGCAATCGGCAAAGGTGTGAATATCCTTTAATGCCCAATACGGTATTCTATATAGAGGAATCTTATTCCGTAAACAGAATTGGTTCTTAACCCTATCCCTTTCTTGAGCTTTTGTAAAAACCACTCTACCGTGATGCAAGCCGGTTTCCTTAAAATGTAGCACCGAATCATACTCCAATAAGCACTTTATCTTTTTATTTTCATCAAAAATAGCAAAATCAAAGCGATAACGAGAAACAAGAGGGTCTCGAAAACGATACTCAAGTTCGTAATCTATCCCCTCTTTTTGTAAGATTTTCAATATGACAGTAGCTTCTTTGCTTATCTCTGCCAAGTACAATCCTCCCAAGTTTTATCGCTTCTCCACTGCATTATCTTTCCGTGTCTTAGAGCAGGAATACCATCATTCATAGCTATTTCCATAGCCTGAAGTTCAACAACCTTGCCCTTATATTCTGTTGGGAACTTGACAATTCCCTCTCTTACCGTATCATCAATACCAGAAATCCAACCTATTGGTGTAACTTTACCGTCTAAGATTACTGCAATCTCAACAGCTGCTGCATATCCCAAATACCACAGTCTTGTTACTGGCTCTAGGGATGAGTTATTTACACGACTTGAAAAATCGCCAAATACCTTTTCTTCTTTCAAGGTGTCATACCAATACTTCCAAGTATCAAGTTCTGTACCTGAATAGTGCTTAACAGGCTCTTTCCAACGCCCTGTCAAAAATGCGTCGATAGTGTCTTCTAGTTCTTTCTTTAGTTTGAGGGTATGACGAGCAGTTCTCTTGCCAAACTCATAGGGGTTGTCTTTGCGTGTCATTACAACACCTTCGCCGCCCTCTGATAGTATTCTAAGCCAGTTAGAGTAGATGTCATCAGGTGTTGTCCAATACTGAACCACTTCTACATACTCATGGAAAATCTCTCTAATCTTAGGTAGATAAGATACACGCTCCTCCATCGGCTTATTGTAGAGAAGTTCTCCGTTATAAGCTAATACATCAAAGATGCTAAGATGAAGCTTACCAGTCTCAATCTGTCTATCTATTGCCTTATCTAGTTTGCAACCCAAAATCTTCGTAATATCCTTACTTGTTTTATTAGGAAGAAAAGCCTCACAGATGAATACCGTTTCAGGTGGAATAGCCTCAAAGAAGTCCTTCAAGTGGAAGAACCAGTCTGTTTTACAAACCCAGCCATTAACTCCTTTTGTCCTTGCTCTCATGAAGTAATTACCATCAGCATCCTTCATGAAAATCTGAGCGTATCCATCTTTCTTTTCACTTGCCATATAGTCATCAGAATATAGCATAAGACTGAACTGCTCTTTCCTCTTAGCCTTATCATAACTTGATGGGAAAGACCAATATTTCTGCATGTCCATATTCATAAAATCAAAACCCTTAATTATACAATCCATTCTTACTCCTTTAAACCTCTACTGCAATGAGCCTATAATTATAGAAACCGACCCTGTCACTGCTATGACTATTCCTATTAAACACAAAATAGCTGTACATATCCATGTTATGCGTTCAAATAAAGGATGATAGCCAATAATAAAAGCTATTATCATAATCATAAATATCCACTGCCACGAATATTGCCCAAATTGCTGCTACTATTGTTATCATAATACCGTCCTTTCTAAAATTTCCATTTCTCTCTATAGTCTTTATCTAAAAGAAAACTAATGTTGCAACCCATATGTGCTAAGTGAGATAATCCACTTTCTAAATCACACTCTTCACCACCAATGTAGGCTAGCAAGTGACGATATAAGGCATCCAAGTACCTTTGAGGCTCAACCTCTTTCCAATTATCAGGGTCGTGATACTTCTCTGTACCGAACATTCTAACCTCAGCAACTGCTTTTACTAGGTCAGGACTTACTAAAGTAGGTTGTATTTTGCCTTTATCAGCTTTAGCCACCTTATCAGTTCCAATCGGCTTATTAATCTTAGTCGGCTCATAAACTTTAAATGGTTTATGACTTATTGCTATGTTACCATCTTGATTAATGTATATAATGTTGCCCTCTTCGTCTACAACTCCAGTGATGCTACCGTTTAGTAATGCGACAGATTCAATAATATTGTAGAAAAAGGTATTTATCTCTTTTTTATCGGAAAAGGAACAGGTAAAATCTCTATCGTCTGCCTCAGGCTGAATACCTCTTATAAATAAAGTGGTTTTACTAATAGCGGGACATAATGAAGAACGAATTGAAAAGTCTGGAGTTTGAATTAGGGTGATTGCTCCAGTTTCAGCCTTTGCTCTTATCCCTTCATCCTGCTCTAGTATTCGCCCTATGATACCTTTGTCCATTATTTTTAATTGTATTTTTAGTTTCAATTTCATATTTTTCTCCTTTCATATATTTTATTATACCATAAAATTCAAGAAAAGTCAAATTTTGTTTAAAGGTTGAAATTTCAATCTCTTTATAAAGAAAAAAAAGAGTGACTTACCACTCTTTTGGCTTTTCTGTTCTCAATCCTAAATAAAATAGTGGGATTGTCTCTAATTCACTCTGTTTCCAGCTTTGCTTAACTTGTTCGCATTCTGGTAGCTTACGAGAGATGAAGAAAGTTCCACTCTTATAGCTTAGATACTGCTTACAACCATAAGTTGTCTTTGTTCTTGGTAATGGGAACACAAACTCCTTTTCAACAACTCTTTTATCAAGGTCTGTGTTCGCAAGTTGTTGTATTAGAAGCACTAGATGAGCCTCTTTATTGTTTGATACTGGTCCAGTGTATAAAAAGTCTCCCTTTTCGACTGTGGAAACAAATCCTTTTCCGACTACAATTACTGGGTCAATAGGAACTCCTGAATAAGTATCGTAAACTATATCACAAGTAAAACCCATTTCATTAACTTTCTCTTCAAAATCAATATATCTCATATTTCCTCTCCTTATCTTGAATGAACAATAGTGCAATCAACGCCACGATTTAAGGCTTTCATAGCGTTTTTAATATATTGTACTTTTCTTTTAGCTTCTCTTACACTTGAAAAAGGTTTAATCAAAACCTTATCTGTATCTTTTGGGAAGATGATATAGTCTTCTCTAAAAAGTCCTGCTGAATAACCCAATATCTCTATACTGTCCGTTACCGAAAAAGTTTTACCCTTTCCTCCTCCTGTTACTGCTATTCTATTACTAGACCAATATTTTGGTCTATGTGCAAGTCTTGCCTTTATTACACGACCATCTCTCCATAGCTCAAGAATGTACTTATCCTTATTCTTCATTGTGCTTTCCTTTCCTATCATATAATTCATCATAAATCATCTTTATCTGTTCTTGTGTATAGTCTAAGTATATCGCTCCATACACAAACTCATCGGCATCATCCACGATAAAGGAATTCAATAGCACTGCTCCTTTATCTCTTTTATTAAACTTTCTTTGGGACACTTTCTTCATCTTTCGTTTATTGCGACCCTTCCAATTCTTAGGTGTTCCATTGGGGAAATAGCAATTAAACTCTGTATCATAAAAAGCCAATATGATTTGCATAACTTCAATGGCTAGTTCTCCTGCCGAATCGTTTGTAACAGTGAAGTATATCTTGCTTGGGAATACTCCTGTCTTAAGCATAGCTATTCTGTTTGCAATTATCATTAACTGACTATTTAAAAAAGAAACCTTAGCCTCATCAGTCAAGCTCTCAGACCAAGCGTCGTTATTATATTTCCATTTATCTGTCATGTTTCATTCTCCCCTCTACGGCTAATCGGTCAGCCATATTATTCCAATGGTCATCAGCATGACCTTTAACCTTAATAAATTCTACCTTAAAGCCAGACTCTTCAATAAACTTATAAATCGCCTGCCATAGTGCAAGGTTCTTAATAGACTTATTGCCGGCTCTTTTCCAACCATTCTTAACCCAAGAATCCATCCAAGAGTTGATTCCATTAATGCAATAAGCTGAATCACTAAAAATCTTAATCTCTTCAGTAGGTAAGTAATTATCTTCCAGCCACCATAGAGTCTCCACAATAGCCAGTAACTCTGCTATGTTATTGGTTTGTTCAAAATCGTCAGGCACTGCCTCAGATGTGGCAAAAAGCATTTCGTCATTATCATCAACGACCACAAAGCCATACCCCGCTTTACTATCATCGTAACCATTATTGGAGCAAGCCCCGTCCGTGTAAACCCTCATTGCGATGTCCTCTCTTTTCTTTTTTTCTTTGGGATTTTCTTTTTTTCTTTTCTCTTAAAAAACATTACATTCTATATTATATATTATTATA